TTACTCCGAACCCGTTTTTGTTGGTTTGCCGACGTTTTGCCGACGTTTCTCTGAAAGCCGCGTCACGTTTGACTTTCCGGACGTTAATTTACCCGATTTATTATCGACCGCAAAAAGTTTGCCGACGTTTGTAGCCGCGAACCGTTGCGCGTCAAGGGTTAGGTGCGTGTACATATCTGCGGTTACTCTGATAGAGGAATGGCCCAGAATCTCCTGGACGGTTTTCAGAGGCACACCCATGGCCACCATTAAAGATGCAGCTGTGTGGCGCAGGTCATGGAACCGGACGTCGGGGCAGTTCGCTTCGCGCAGTAGCCGCTTGAATTGAGTGACTAGATTGCGCTCGGAGATTGGACCGCCGGTATCGATGTGCCAGACTAGATCCAGACGATTGACATATTCCGGCATACGGCGCTCAATCAATTCTGATTCCCAGCGCTCCTGCAGCGCTTCTTTTAATGGTTCGCAGATCATGATTGTCCGCCGGCGAGATTTGGGTGGGCCAAACACCGGGCCATCCGGAGAGTAAGCTTTCGTAAGTTGCTGGCGAACCCTAAGTATGCCTTCCTCTAGGTCAATGTCTGACCATGTTAGTCCCAGAAGTTCACCCTGGCGCATGCCCGTTGTCAGGGCCGCCAAGTATAGGCTATAGCGTCCGGTTGGCCTAGAGACTTCCAGCAACCTGCCCGCTTCTTCGACTGTTAAGGTCCGTTGTTCGGTTTTTTCGACTTTTGGCGGGTCCACTCCGGCTAGGGGGTTATATGTGATGAGTTGCTGCCGCATGGCGCGACTTAATGCTGAACTCAGTGTCGCATGAACACCGCGCACCGAAATGGGAGTGAGCGCTTCGCCGGGCTTGCCGGTGGCTGTCTCGCCTACACGACCAGATTCCAAAAGGCCAGAATAAAACTCCTGAATTTGCCCTGGGCGGAGCTTGGTGAGCTGCATACCACCCAGCTGCGGAATGATGTAGTTATTTACGTTGTGGGCATACCATCGCAGCGTCTTAGGTCGGATGCTGGAACGAATCTCAGACAGCCACTGCTCGAGGTAATTGCCCAGCGTCAGTTTTCCGGATTCGGCGACTGGGGCAGAATTCGCCTTGGCCACAATCTGTACAGCCTGCTTATTCATCGCGGCATCAGATTCTGCCCGGATGGTAGCATATCTGCGCTTGGCTCGGCCGGTGGCAGGGTCCGTTACGTAGTAGGTAATCTCATAGGAGCCATCTCCGCGCTTGCGTGAGCTGTAACCCTTGCGTGCCATTAAAAACTCCTCCTCCGGCATGATATGATTTGGCGATGGAGGAACCGATTAGTCTACAGAGTTAAACCTTCCATCTTTTATCACAATCCGGCAGCCGCAACTTTGACATCTCATGACTTTTGTCCTCCTCATGGCCTCCTTGCATTTGTTCGCCAGTTCACTCCGAAAACGACGTTACCCAAGTCTGGTTCTCCGGCAAATTGGAAAATCCTCCAAATAGAACATATGTTCGACTAGATGGTCAAAAAAAATAGAGTTGCATAGCCTCTTGTCTCGACTTAAATCCCAGATCCACAGCCCTCCATGTTGCGGCTTCTACTGATACTCCGAAGTAACTAGCTAGGTCCTTTTCCCGCTTGCCCCGGTTATAAAGTGCAGAGAACGCCGCCCTGGGCATCAGTAACTCCGCAGCAAACTGATTGGCCTCTCGCTCGATCGTTGTATCCGTTTTGAGGTTTGAGTCACACATGAACCGTAATCCTTGATGTTTGCACCGGCTGTGTCCGAGCTCATGCGCTATGGTAAAACGCTGCCTCCTGACTGAATCCCTGTTCCTCACTACGATCCATTCACCGCTGCCGTCCTTGATCAGGATCCCGGAGGCTTTTATTGGCTCCCTGTAAATTTGGATTCCGAGCGACTGGGCAATGCACTGCACATCAACCGGCAACTTTAGTACCCCTAATTCCCGCAATGTGGCCGTTGCAATCTCAGCCGGTGTCAATTCATTTGTCCTCCTTTCTAATTGACTCCGTTCCTTTGTTGTCTTGTTCCCGCTGGCGCTTCCGTTCGCGAGCGATGGCCATGATGATGGCGCGGTCATTTGCGTCTAACTCCTTGAGGTCGCGAAAAAGAATCTCGAGTTCGGGATCTTCGTCATGCTGACTAGATTCGCCACCGTTTTTGTCGTCAATTATGCCCGCTTTCTCCATTAGCCGTTCAGTTGTCAAACCCATGGCAACAGCCAGTAACTCTATTGTTCGAATGGTGGGGGTGACTGGTTTTTGGGTTCTGGGATCTATTCCGCTTTCTAACTTGTCAATATAGGCATGACTTAATTTGGCTCTATCGGCAAATTCCCGAAGAGACAATCCGTTATTTTCTCTAAACTGGCGAACGATGTCCCCAATGCGCAATAGAATCACCCCGTATGTCTATTATAGCAGACAAAACATATAAAACTATATTTATTTTGTATTTCATGGTTGACAGCAAAATCAAGTGGTGGTATTATGGGTGTAAACCAAGGTGTACGCGAAATGAGGTGATACAAATGCGTAACAGAAACATGATTAAAGAGATTCGAAAGAAAAAGGGACTTTCGCAAGACCAGCTGGCATCGGCTGCGGGGATAACTCGTCCGTACCTTTCCGAGATAGAAAGAGGGTTAAGGGAGCCCGGTGCGGGGGTTGCTCAAAGGCTGTGTCGAGAGCTCGGCGAACCCTTCGAGGTCGTTTTTTTAGACTTTGGTGTAAACCATGGTGGCCATAACACAGCTGCCGACGAACAAGCCGCTGCTGCCGAATTCTCCGCTGAGCTGGCGGGGTAGTGAACAACGATTCGATGGGCGAGAGAGGAGGCAAAACATGAATGAGCTTATGCGAGTATTCGATTATGAAGGCGCACAGGTCCGGACGGTAATTCGGGACGGGCAGCCATGGTTCGTGGCTAAAGATGTCTGTAACATTCTTGAAATCACCAATAGCCGGGACGCAGTCGCCCGTCTTGACGAAGACGAAAAGGGTGTAGTTTCAACCGACACCCCTGGAGGAAGTCAGCAATTGCAGGCCGTTACCGAATCTGGCCTTTATGTTCTCGTTCTCTCCAGCCGCAAGCAGGAAGCAAAATCCTTCAAGCGTTGGGTCACTCACGACGTCCTTCCTCAGATCAGACAGACCGGAACATACAATCTTATCCCCAAAACCCTCCCGGAGGCCCTGCGCGCATACGCCAATGAGGTAGAACGCAGGCAGGCGCTGGAAGCCGAAAACCTTAAAATGCTACCGAAGGCCGAGTTTCATGACCGTGTCGTGGCAACGGAAGGCGAAATGACGATGGAAGCCGCCGCGAAAGAGCTTAGGACGGGACGTAATCGCCTTTTCAGAGAACTGCGGAACAAGAGAATATTGAAATCCAATAACCTTCCTATGCAAGAGTATCTTGACCGCGGGTATTTCCGCGTAGTCCAAAATCCGCTCTACTTTGGTGAAAATGGCGTTCCGTATGCTCAAACAATGGTAACGGGCAAGGGACTGGTCTGGTTGAGCAAGCAGATTGCGGATGCAGGGGGGTTGAAGAGAGATGCCTGACAATAAGCGCCGCCCCGGTCGCCCGAAAAAAGCGCTGGAACCAGTAATTGACCCTTTTGAGCTGCCATACCTCATGACCGCCAAAGAGGCGGCGCGGCTACTCAGAGACGAAACGGGCGGGAAGACGCTGCAAGACATGGCGCGGCGAGGGGCACTCCCAGAAGGTTCTTGTAGGCAGTTTGGACGCTCCTGGAGGTTTTTCCGAAATGCCTTCCTGCACGAGGATGAACGCCGCTTGGTGGCTGAAAGAATCGCCCAGTTAGCAGTTGAGGAAGAGCGGAGATTCAAAGCTCAAGGAGCTTGAAATGCCAATAAGGGAAGACTTAACTCTGAACTAAGATAAACCTTAGGAGGAGTATAAGTGGCTTGTTCTGAGCGGTTATTAGGTGAAATCGAGACTCTCTGTTACATGGTAAAACGTGGAGCAAAACCTGCTGCTTTAGTCCCGGTTCAGAGCCGTTACATCAAAATCCTGGCAGACTTTATAGAAAAAGATTGGGGACTAAATATTCATGCTGAGCAACTTTCAGACGGATGGCATTCCCTTTGGATATTCAAGTATAGTCACATTTTGGATGTTATCAAGTCGCTGCCGAAAGTTCCTTCCACACCATTTGATCATTGGGTTCTTGGAAAGCTTTTCGGGTACAGCGAAGAGGCCATCCAAGAACACCTAACTAATCAACCGACTTTGGTAAACGAGGTACCATTACATTTCGGGCAAGGAGGTAGGGTGTCGGAATGATCGTCAAGCCGAACCAGTTGTCCGCATTTATTGCATCTATACGTTCCCTTGCCGGGTTTTTCACCAGTTGATGGCATTGAATTCTCCTTTCTGCTACAGAGCAAGCCAATAACTATTTCCAAATAAACCTTCATTTTCCTGCTTTTAGATTAGAAGAGAGGAGGCCCGGCGGTGGGGTGCCGGGCCAGTTAGTGGGGTGGGGGTGAAAACATCTTCACTACCTACATAATACCGAAGAAGCAATTCCCCACTCAATAGCACATCATTCCATCTTATAGATCGAACACAATCGAACTGGAACCGGGAGGAGGCGAGAATTTGAAGGGCCCATGGAAAGTGACTTCCAATCTGATTAATGACACGAAAATGTACGCTGTTTATCGGTTGCTGGACGTTAACGCAGTCGACCACTCCGGCAATCGGGAGTTCGCAACAGATTACATGGATGACCGTGAGGAAGCAAAGCAAATTGCTGACAAGATGAACAGCGAGCAGTAAACCCCAGGGCGTGACCTAAACAGAGCCGGAAGGAGGTGCAATGAATGGCAGTAGTGGCAATGACAACCGCCAAGTTGATCCGCAAAAAGCGCGAATTGCGCGGGTTTTCAGTCTCTGCTCTCGCGGCCAAAATCGGCGTTAGCGAATCGATGCTCAAAAAATACGAATGCGAGACTTGCCCGATTCCGGCCGATGTGGCCAATCGGGCCGCCGAAACGCTCAAAGCCCCAGTGATTCAGAAGCAATACTCCTATGAACACGACATAGGTATCGTGCCAACCCCGGTCATGAACAACATAGATGACCATCCAGTAGTGGTTCTGTCCAAAATGGAAACTGAGCTGGCCGAGTTTCTGGAAGCGGTTCGAAACGGCAAACAAGCGCTGATCAACAAACAGAGCGGGAGTGAGCTTAACCCGAAAGACCGGCAGACGATCGACAGCCTGATGTCAGAGGGCATTGATGTCTATACGGCGTTTGAGGTCCTAGCCATGGTCCTGGGCGAGAATTACCAGCAGGACGTCAAGGGTGCCGGAAAACGCCACGAGGAGAAGTGCCGCCAGCGCGGTTATATCAAGAGCGGTCAGCAGGGCAAGGTGATTGATCTTTATCCAGAGCCGACATTGGCTTAGGGCATTAGGAGGCTTTCTAATGGCGTACATTCTCACGTTTTTACTCTGCGGGTTAGGTTATTTCGCCTTCGTGCTATCGGTTGACCCGCAATTCATGCCACCCCGCGTGCAGGTCGGAATGGGCATTACGTTCATGTGTTTGGCGCTCATGATCTGCCTGGGGTGGTACATCATGAAGCGACTGAGCGAGTATGCGAAAAACGGGGACGGGAGGGATGAGATTGAACTTTAGCCAGTGCGTCGCGGATATTTGTACCTTAATTGAGCAGGTCGGTAGGGGCAACATCAGCGTTGAGGGTGCGAAGCTGACAGCCATTGGCACTATCGCGGAATACAGCGATTCACGTTATGAGGCGTTTGCGCGGCTGCCGGAGCGTGCGGCGCAGGGCGATGCCGACGTCACAAAAACCGCATGAAAAAATCGGCTTGTCGTGGTGGAACACGCAAGCCGCCAACGGAAACCACATCTATAGTTTACCAATTAAACACACCATCGTCAAGCCGGGGAGGGTGCAGAGCCAATGAACCGGCAGCCGAGAGGGTGAGATAGATGCAATGTTGTAAGTGCCCTTTTTTGGAGGAACAACTACAGTTTCAGGATGTTGCCAACGATTCGGCGTTGATGCATCACGGCAACTGGGATCAACCTCAGATGCAGTATTTCTGCGCACTGGATCCAAATCCCGAGGGCTGGCAGGAGGTCACTCCAATGTTGCCCCAGAGGGAAGCTGAGGAAGCGATCAAAGACGCCGTGTGCCACCGGAACCCACAGCAGGTGCTTAGTGCAGTCAGAGGCGGTCTTACCAAATACGCCCGGGCGTTGGCCGAAGCAGAAGAGGCGGTGGCCAGGGCAAAGGCCAAGGCGGTTTGAGATGTAATAACCTTGACTCCGCCAGGGGAGTGGGATATATGCCGGAGTACCTGGCAGCTCTGGCATCGTTGTAAAGGAGGATCTTTAATGGAAACCACGCTTGCCAAGTACGATGTTTCCAAATTCAATGTGTTGGTACCTACCCAGGAGATCCAGCAGGTTAGTCCGTGGCATGCGGCGCGGGTGGCGGTCTGCAACGTGAACCCGGACCCGATGGCTGGAGATGTATTCAAAGTCGGTTCGCGCAAGAATGATGCGACCGGTCAATGGGAAGACCTGTACACGCTCGCCAAACCGGCGCTCATGAGGCTCGCTGCCTCTGCCGGAATCGTCTGGAACTGGCGGGAGTCCGATTTTGTGAAGCTCGATGCCAGTTACGTTCTGTACCGTGCAGTTGGTGCCCTGCGCTTGCCGGATGGCTCATGGCAGCCCCTGGTCGGGACGAAAGAGATCGATTTGACGGTTATTGAAGACGAACTTTATGAGGCCAACCTAAAGAAGGCGCGCGAAAACGCCGCTGGGGATGCCAAGTCACAAGCTAGGCTAAATGGCATGTCAATCGATGACTGGGCGAAAGCGCAGACCCGTAGTGCAATGATTCAGTGGCGCAAGAACAAAGCGGCCAGAGCGGAGACCGGCGCCATGTTGCGAGTCATAAGAGCGGCTCTTGCTCTTCGTAGTCAGTACACAGTTGACGAATTGAAAAAACCGTTTGTGGTACCGCGCATTGACTTCTCGCCTGACTACAACGATCCGGACGTTCGTAAAGCGCTGATCCAAAACGGCATGCCAGCGATGGCGAGCCTATTCGGTCAGTCCGCTCCTGCTACTGCCAGTCAGCCGTTTGCCGAGTCGCATCCGGCGCTGACGGTCGGCTCAGAGGGCGAGGATTACATTCCCGATCTCGGATCCGAACCGGTTCAGATTCTTGATGTACAGAACCCGAGCGAACCTGCCCAGACTCCGCAGGCACCCCAGATCGAAGGGGTACCGGCTCAATCCGAACCCGCTGGCCTCGATCAGTGCACCGAGTGCGGCGTCGGTATCAAAAGCGCCAGTGTAGTGGACTTTAGCCAGAAAAAATACGGGCGCGCCCTGTGCTACAAGTGCCAGCAGGCGCTCAAGGAGGCTGGATTGCTATGACGAGGATCCTGCTTTCCGGAGACTTACACTGCTATTACTCCAATTATGGGCGGGTGGATCCTAGTGGGGTCCACTCCCGCCTTGCCGAATGGCGCGGGATTGCGGATGCTCTCATCGAGGTCGCAGTCAGCCGTCAGGTAGATATCGCTGTTTTTCCCGGTGATTATTACGTCAATGCGCGCCCGGCACCCCAGCAGATCCTCGAAGTGCGCCGCCTGTTCCAGGGGCTCAACGATCGGGGCATCGACGTTATTGGATGCCCTGGCAACCACGACAACCCCGGCGCAGGTCAGGCAGGGCCGTGCGAGCTGCTCCCACCGATGGGGAGCTCTTACTGGTCCGTGACCACTCCGCAGGTGATTAACGCCAGAGGCCTGCAGGTGGCAGTATTACCATCCGTTAAGCCGTCAGCGCTGATCGCCGAGTGTGCGGATCCGGCAGAGGCCAACCAGCGCGCAGTGCAGGCCCTGCTCGATATCGCCAGGTCATTGCGGGCTCAATGCGCAGACGGCCACAAGATCCTAATCGGTCACTGGGCGATCGGCGGGTGCATTACCTCCAGCAGTCAGGATTTAGGCGCTAATGAGCCGGTTCTGCCGCTGGGTGAGCTGCTCGGTCTGGGATTTGATGCTTACCTGTTCGGACATATCCATAAACCGCAGACATTGCACGAAAGGCCGTTTGTCGGTTACTCGGGGGCGTTTCAGAGGATCAACTTTGGAGAGGAAAACGACCCGCGAGGCTGTTACATCATTGACCTGGGCACCGGTTCCTACGAGTGGGTTGAGCTGCCGGCGCGGAGGTTTTGGACACTAAACCTATTTGATGATGCTGAGGTGCAAGCTTGGTTCGACGGTTTAATTGGAACTGGAGATGACTTCGAGGCGGCACGTGATGCGATTGTACGCGTGACTTATCGGTGCAGTGAAGAACTCTCGAAGCAGGTAGATCACAGCAAGCTGATCGATCGTTTGCAGGCCGAAGCCCCGCACTTTTTCGCTGGAATATTCCCCGAGATTATCCGCAGCGAGCGTGCCCGGCAAGCTGGTATCACCGAGACCACCAGTCCGTTAACCGCTCTGAATGCTTGGCTGCAAACCCGGGAAATGACACCGGAAACACGCCAAGCGGTACAGGACGAAGCAGATCAACTTCTGCGGGAGGTGTCGGGGCTATGACCGGATTTGTTACTAGAGACGGCAGAAAACTCTTCGTGTGCGACGGCCTTACATCGGGACGCTATTGGGGCACATTTTTCAAAAAGGCGAACGGAAGCCTGGCACGATTTAAAACCGCTAACCTGCCGATGAGACCCAAAAAACGGGACGCGGAGGAAGACCTGCGCAGATATGCCGAAGTCAATGGCCTATCGAAGGTCATGATCGAGGAGGTGGCATCGTAATGGAACCGATTAAGCTTTGTTTATCCAATTTCCTTTCGTACCGCGATGAGACCATAGACCTTGAGGGCGTCACCTGCGCGGCCCTCACCGGGGAAAATGGCTCCGGGAAAAGCAGTTTCGTCGATGCCATCCTATGGGCACTTTTTGGCCAAGGATCGCGCGGTAAGGATCTTGACAGCTATGTTGCCCACGGCGAAGGCGAATGCCGCGTGGAACTACATTTCCGGCTGAACGGCAACCTCTACCGCATCGTTCGCGGACGCAGTCATCAGCGTAGCAAATCGACGCTGGAGTTTTTCGTCCTAGATGGCTCTGACTGGCGGGCGTTGTCGGCCAAGACTATCGCTGAAACCCAGGCACTTATCGAGCAAACCCTGCGCATGGACTATCGGACCTTTACGACATCGTCGGTAATCCTGCAAGGGCAAGCAGACAGTTTTACCGCTAACATCACAGACTCAGAACGCAAGGACGTACTCGGTCGCATTCTCGGTCTCGATATGTGGGACAGAATGCGGGAATTGGTGCGCTCCAAAATTCACGCTGTCAGGAGCTCAATCCTGTCCCTCGAAGCTCAGCAAGAGCGCTTCAAGGCAACAGTAGATCAAGGCGCTGCCTTAGAAGGCAAAAAGACAGAGCTGACCGGCCAGTTAATCGACGCCGAGCGGGATGTTGCGGTATTAACCAGTGGCGTGACCGACATCGAGGTTAAACTGCGCCAGCGTCCGACGCTCGAGCAAAGTCTTGTTGAAACCAAGCAGGCGACGCAAAAAGCCAATGACGAGCAGAGCGGTGTGCAGACCCGCCGGGCACAAATACAGCAGCAGATCGGACAATGCGAGGCACAAATAACCGAGTCCCAGGCGATCATTAGCCGCAAGGTCGAGATTGAAGAAGCCGCGTCAACTGAACCCGGTAAAGCTGCGGCAGTAGCCGAGCTTGACCGCAAAGCAGAAGAGCATACCAAACTCAGCGAAAAGATCGCCAACATCGAACGCCGGAAAGCGGCTCTGGATGCTGACAAGGCCACTAGGCTCGCCAAGCTGGAAGCGGAGCTGTGTGCGATCAACCGCAGGGAACAGATAAAACAACAGATCAATCAATACAAAACCCAGATTGAGGTCGCCCGGGAGACGCTCCAGCTCAAAGACGAGGTTGAGCAAGCCATTATGGGCGAGAGCAAACTTATGCTCGAGATAGCTGAACATGAGCGCAAAGAGCAGGAGCATACGAGGCTATCGCGTGAGGCGGAGCGGCTCAGTGTGCTGGCCATGCAGTTCGAGGTGCAGCGGGATGCCAACATCAATCAGCTAGACGCGACTATTAAAATGTATCAGTCCCAGGCGGACGTGCTAGGCGAAGTTCCATGCGGCACCGACCAGCAAGACGTGTGCCCTTTACTCGCCAATGCGCGGGAGGCTGCTGAGCAAATAACTGTTTTAACAGAGAAACGTGACGGATGGAAGATCTTCGTTAACCCGCACGTTGCTGATAAATTGATGGTCGTCGATGAGATTGAGCGATTGGGTTACGGCCCGGAAGCCCATCGTGCGGCGAAACTCGCACTGATCGAGTGCCAGAAAATGACAAGCCTGAAACCTCGAATCGACGCCGCTGAACAGAGAGTGGCGGAGCTGGAAAAACTGATCGCTGGTCTCGAGATCGAGCTGGCCAGTCTCGCTGATCGGGAGCGCGTCATCAATGAGCAGCTCACCGACGTGCGCGCTGAGGTCAATCCATTCGACGAATCCTATGCCCAGGCACAGGCCGAGCAAGTGGCGTTAGGCTATGACCAAGCGCTACACCGCATTGCTAAGGCTGACCTCGCTGAAACTCAGAAGGTCGCTCAGCTGAAACCTCAATTAGAAGCGGCAGAGCAGCGTGTCAGTGAGCTCAACGGACGTATCAATGAGTTACAACAGGAGATGGCCGATCTAGCGGAACGCGAGCTCCTTTTAGAAAAACAGCTGACCGAGCTGACCGAAAAAGAACAGTTGACCGTAGCGGAAATCAAGGCACTCACCCCATTGGCAGCCGAGCTTGAGCAGAAACAGCAGGAGCTGAGCAAAACCCGGCAGCGGGAAGCAGAGCTGAGAACCGAGCTGGGGCGGGTAGAACAGCAACTAACAGCGGTAGTCGAGGCTCAGGCTGAACTGGCTAAGATTGAGACCGACACCAAGGAGCTACGTCAAAGGCTCAATGTGCTGGAAACGCTCGACCAGGCTTGCGGCAAAAAGGCTGGTGTGCCAGCGCTAATCGTAGAAAATGCCGTTCCCGAGCTTGAAAGACTGGCCAACGAAATGCTCAGTAGAATGGCCGGCGGTCGTCTCCAAGTACGGCTTGACACTCAGGCTGAGACCAAAGCCGGAACTATGCAGGAAGTACTCAGAATCACCGTTCTGGACTCTGGTGAGGAACGGCCCTATCAGACCTACAGTGGAGCTGAGCGGTTTCTGGTCGACCTGGCGCTTAGGGTGGCGTTAAGCAAGTTCCTGAGTCACAGAGCGGGTGCTGAAATCCGGCTCTTCGTCCTGGACGAAGGCATCGGATGCGCTGATGCCACGAACCGGCAGGCGATTCTGGACGCCATATTGGCTGTCTCGGACGAGTTTGGCAAGACGCTGGTGGTCACTCACTTGGACGAACTCAAAGAGGCGTTCCCGCAGCGGATCGAGGTCACAAAGGACAACAATGGGAGCAAGGTCAGGGTAGCTTAAACCTACCTCTTCATCATAGGCCACGGATGGCCGCCCCAATCGGGGTGGAAAGGAGCGATACCATGACGGACTTTTCGATTACCAAAGGGACAGCTGAAGTTTATCACATCCATCTTAAACAAGGCTTTGGCTGGGGCATATTTTATCTGGATGAAACGACCGGAACATTAGCCTGCGTGTCGGACTATGGTGATTATGCGTACAGATGGGGCAATAATCACGGGCGCAAATCGTTTAAAGATTTTTTGGCTCGTGAAGGAAACGACCGGCACTATTTTCTCAACAAACTCGCTGGCAAATCCAATATCGAGTATAAGCACGAGGAAACCATCCAAAATTGGAAACGGTGCTTGCTGGAGTGCCGTTCAGCGAGCTTCTGGGCGCGATTGGGCAAAAGCCGCTATTTGGGAATCGGAGAGCCAAGACGCATTGGCTGGTGTTCATGAAATAACCCTGAGAGAAAGGGGCGAGATAAATGGCAATAACCTTCAATCGGACGAATTCGGGCATATTTATTCCATCGTGTGCCCAGCGGCCTCCCAAGCGGCGAGACAGGCATACAGCATTCGACTTCTTCGCCGGTTGTGGCGGGTTTAGTCTGGGGGTCATTATGGCCGGTTTTGAGGTTGTCGGTGCTAACGAATGGGATGCGGCTGCCGCACTTACCTACATGGTCAACCTGGGCAGCTACCCTATGCAGATTCACTACATCGACGGCGAGGAAGATAAGGCGCGGCTTAACAAGGTGGCTGAGAGGTATGTGATCAGCGGCAAGTCGGGGCTGAAACACATGCGGACGTCCGGCAGTGGGTACATAAGCCACCATCCAGAGCAGGCTCCAGTGCGGAATTTCTGGTTTGGCGATGTGCGGAACCTGAAAGGCAAGGACATTTTGGACGCGCTCGACATGAAACAAGGCGACCTAGACCTCGTGATAGGCGGTCCACCCTGCCAGGGGTTTAGCGTATCGGGCAAACAGAACATCGCTGACCCGCGCAACAACCTGGTCTATGAGTACGGCAGAATGATCGTTGAGTTGCAGCCCAAGACATTTTTGATGGAGGAAGTACCGGCATTGCTTAACTTTTTCGACCCTGATGGCGTGCCGGTGCTGGATAAGTTCTGTCTGATACTCAGCGAAGGTGGCTATGGCCTGTGGGACCATTTAAAAAAGTCGTTCTTAATGCAATCTGGGACCGTCGCTATCCCAAAGGGCATGCGGGGTAACGCCAGTTTAAACAAGATTAACCGCTCGGATGAGGATGAAGCGGACGAAGTAGTAACAACGGAGGAACCACCGGTTCAAATGGCACTATTCGGGGAGGGGTGACAGTGAGATTTAAAAGATGCGTATTTCGGCCCAAGCGGCCTGATTTATCAGAGCGCAAGCTCAAACTTACCGAACGCTATATCGAGCGCGAACGCCAGGCAATGGGGTTGTTCGCAGATTTTACTGAAATGCCAACTGCAGAGCAGCGCATCCAGGCACAGACGGACTCCTACAATCGGTGGGTAGTAGGGTTTCGGCAGAGTAGAGCAGCCGAATGGCGCAGAGTGCGGAGGTTTATCAGCGAGTTGCCCGTGGCTGTGCGTGACGAGGTATTGGCCCAATGGAATGCTGGTAAGTGGCCGGCGGATCCCGAGTATTTAGTGGAGTTTTTGATGAGTAAGGGGATAATCGCAAGGCCTGAGATCACTACCGAATCTATGGATTACGCAGCAGAGAGATAGGGGGCTGGGAAAGTGGCGCGCAAGGTCTTTGTTACAAGTGATATGAGTGTTGACAAGCGCCTAGGGATGATGGCCGAGACAGATCCAATTAGCGCCCTTTTATGGCCTTGGTTTTTGACAGTGTTCGATGATTGGGGACGTGCAAAGGCTGACGCCTGGGAGTTGCGAGTGAAGGTGTTTCCGTCCAATGGCATGGTCGACCAGGCCGTAATCGAGAAGGCGTTAATCCAATATGGCGAGGCGGGCCTTATATGGATCTATGAAGTTGAAGGTAAGCGCTACATGGCGATCCCGCCTGATAAGTGGTTTAAGTATCAAACCCACATCCGGAGGGAAAAACGGCAAAAAGATGACTCTAAATTACCTGCTCCGCCACAATTGCGCGAGGATGCGCGAGGGTGCGCGAAGATGCGCGAGGGTGCGCGGGAAAACATACCTTCACCTTCACCTTCACCTTCACCTTCACCTTCGCCTTCACCTTCGCTTTCAAACATACTTAGATCATCAGCAGCAGATGAGTTACATTCTACCACTAACACCCCGAACGTGGACAAAGCTGCTGCTGCCGAATACAAAAACGAGGCTTGGGATAAAATCCAGAGACGCTTTGGGGAACTGACCGGACGCATTTTCCCCAGTCCAAAAGACGCCCAGGACATTAACGAGGCGCTGGAGATTGCTGAGGGACGGACGGAGCTGATCATCACCGTCATGGATGAGGTGGCAAAGCGCTACCGGCCAAAAAACGAGGGGGACAAAATCAATTCGTTCGGCTATTTCCTCCAGCCACTCAAAGAGAAGGTCGAGTGTTTCAAGGCCCGCGCTTCGCCGAGAGCGACACCTATGCGAATGGCCAGGCGCGGCACGACGATGGGTGACATGTTAGGAGGAGCGACTAATGGAGCTGATCAAGACGACCTTAACCGATTTATCCAGAACTCCGGCTAGAGAGGCGTACCGGTGTCAAGATTGCGGCGCTATGGTGCAGCCTATCATTGTCGACATACTTGGGACAATGCGCACTCTGCGCGGCACCTGCAAATGCGTCGAGACTCGCCGGGTCCAGGAAGAGGTAAAACGACAAAATACAGAGCGAATGTGGAAAATCGAACGGCTCTTCTCATTGGCGCAACTCGGACCACGCTTTCAGGAAGCGACGTTCGATTCGTGGATTACAAGGCAGGGTACCGAGCAAGGGTTCAAGGCCGCTAAAGAGCTTGCCAACGAGTGGGATTTCAACGGACGCACGGGCGATAGTTTAATGCTCATTGGACCTGTCGGCACCGGAAAAAGCCACCTGGCAGCGTCAATAGTTAACGCGCTTATCCCACAGGGAGTGGCAGCCATATTCCAGCCAGTGCCGGAGTTGTTCCAGCGGTTGAACGCCACCTACAGCCGTGAAAGCCGCGAGACAGAAGCACAGCTCTTAGGTGCCATGCAAGATGCAGATCTACTGGTGTTGGATGACGTGGGAGCTGAGAAGCCCAGCGCGGCCAACGAGACTCGCCTGTACCAGATTGTCGATGCCAGATATAGGGCTAAGAAACCCATGGTGTTGACCAGTAACTTGGACGTCAACCAATTGCGCGCCCAGATTGGTGAGCGCACTATCGACAGACTGATCGAGGTTTGTCAGATTGTGCAGCTTGAGGCCACCAGTTACCGGCGCATAGTAGCGGCCCAGCGGCGAGCAGGTCAGGGGCGTTAGTTTTTTACACGGAAAAAGGGCGCTTTTGCCCATTATAGCCTATGCAAATTCCGAGCAAATATACGGGGGTGGCAACATGGCGAGAAAAAGATTATATTTTACACCTGGCAAGCCCATTAGGCCGACGGTCGGAATGCGGGTGACAGTAATCTGTGGTGTGATCTCATTTCGCGGCGGCGATCGCAGGGTCGGCAAGGTCGTTTCAGTCGGCCAAGGACGGCGGGGCGATATGTTTATCGTCGAGTTTAACGGCTACCGCGAAACGTTTAGGGAGATCGACCTGCGCACCGGCCAGGTACAAATACTGGCAGCGTAAGGCGGTGTGCTGGTATGGGTAAAGAATTAACTTACTCAGGGCTATACGACAACCTGCTGAGCCCGACCGAGCGGGAACTGACTGACCCCGGCAATGATGCATTTCGTAAACCTCTGTTGCGGGTCAGCCTAAAGGAAGGCATCCTGGAGGACAACTTATCCGACATCGGCTTCGGACAGCATTTACGGGAGAACAATGACGGGCGAGGGAGCGACATGACACAAGTCGAGCGGCAGATACGGCTGCAGTCCCTGGAAATGGAGAAACGGGTTCGGGAACTGATTGAGCAGGGCAAGGGACAGGCCGAGATATCCAAGGAGCTTGGGATCAGCTATGCGCGTGCGTACTATTGGGTGCGCAAGGTGAAGCGCATGACCCAGGCTGAACCTGAGTCAGACCAACCGATCCCAGTGCCGAGCAATTTACCGGAAAATGCACCGGAGGTTGACATCGATACCCTCCGGGACAAATGGACGGAAATCAATGCTCGTGATAAGGGACTGGAGCATCTGTCCCAGAAGGTGCTAAACCTCCTGGATAAACTCGAAAGCGAGTTTGGAGATAGTCCGGTGCTGAACTCGCTTGCCACTCAGAGTGTGGCGGTACTCGCCGAGCATTATCAACAACTAGCAGGGGAGCGGATGGGTGAATGAAGCGTGATTACAGGGCGCCACATCTGCCGATAGAAGAGCGGATTGCAGAAGCGCTCGAAAAGCTTGTCTATTGGCTGCCATGGTTCCTAGTAATGATTACCTTGATGACGGTAGCGGTGCTTTTTAAGTAGCTTATCCACGGTCCACGGACGAACACAATGGGCACGGATGCCTCCTAAAGTGAGGCGACAGCAGTGAAATATAGACTTATTTTGACAATGGCGATATTTATGGCAGGCATACTGTTGGGAATCGGCATAACAAGCCCAGCGGCATATGCCGCTTCGGAAATCGAGACTCCGCAGGTCGCAACTCTAAAACAGCTGCCGGCATTGAATGAAAAACCCGAATTCGAGCGCAGCGAGTTTTGTCAGGAACTATACAATAAATACATTTACGAACCGCTAATCCTGCGGCCACAGATTGAGCGGACCAGGCGGCAAATTGAGGAATTAATAATCGAATACAACGCCAATTACAGCGAAATAGAGCGTTTGACACCCGAAGAGCGCGAACAAGTGATTGATGCCATTATCGCCAGCGCCAAAACATACGACCTTGACCCGCTCCTGGTAGCCTCGGTCATGGCAGCGGAATCTTCGTTCCGAATTAGGGATAGGCGGGGAGAGATTTTGGAATCACCTTGCGGCGCCATCGGGATAATGCAGATCATGCCATATCATAGCTGGAAGGGCAACCTCAAAACGATTGAGGGCAACGTTGGCGTCGGTTGCTGGTACCTGCGGCTGAATATGGATCGCACTCCGACGACCGAGATCGCTATAGCTGCCTATAATGCTGGGCCGAAAATGCCAGAATGGGCGATGAAGCATCACCCTGAAACAAAGAAATATGTGCGGCGGGTGATGGGGATTTATGAGCAACTAGGGGCAAAAACATGAAAACCGACCTAACACGCGCCATCGAAAAAGCCTTGCGAACCTATAGCCCGCGAAGGATGGGCGGCATTAACATCAATGTGTTTCGCGGGAGGGTCACAGCGTATGAGGTGCCAGTTGAATGCGGCTGTACGGACGCTGGTCTGATTGATTGCGTCAAGGTTTGTGAGTATTTCGGAGACTTGGAATGGGCGCGGGTTTGTCGGTGTCACGGTTGGAAACGCGATGGCCTGCGTCGTATGCCGATTGATTGCCCCAAAGGGATACCCGATAGTGAGCGGACTCCAGAGTATTGCAACAATGCAGGATGCCACTGGAACCTTGTGCGGGAGGCCGGGCGGCCAAAGGTTCTGATTACTTGCTTCGAGATCAAAGTCACAGCATCAGACTTCCGGAGCAAGAATGGCCATAATTTTGTGGGCAACCTGAACTACTACGTCGTGCCAAAGGAGATTTACAAGGCCATCGAAGCCGACGTTCCGCAAGGAATCGGGATTATCGCATACGATCCCATGGGTCATGCGTGTTTGCGCCGATCGCGAGATTCGGAATTCCGCGAGATGAGCGACGAAACTCAAAAATGGATGATCCTGAATGTACTAAAACGCATATGGAGAACAGGAGGTAACGGCTGATGACTAACACGTCTTGCCAAGTTGGCCCCGGCTCCTACTGCCGAGACTGCGAACTAGAAGCGTCATGTGCGAAGACAGAAAAAGAACCAGCAGAACAAAAATGCCGAGTCTGCGGCTGCACTTGGGAGAATGCCTGTCCGGGTGGATGCTACTGGGTTGAGCCGGATTTGTGCAGCCAGTGCGCTGGGGCTGCGGAGGTGGGGACATGAAAGTTAGCTTTACCGTACCAGGTTCACCGCAGGGCAAAGGACGGCCACGATTTGCGAAGGTTGGAAAATACGTCAAAACCTACACGCCCGATCAGACTATTCTGTATGAAAATCTTGTGGCAGTAGAGTATAGGCGGCAAACAGGCGGGTACAGGTTTCCGGACGGAGTGCCGCTGGAGATGGTTATAAATGCATTTTATGCTATACCAGCCAGTGCCAGCAAAACGAAACGAGTAGACATGCTGAAAGGCCACATTCGGCCAACCAAAAAGCCCGATGCTGATAATGTCATCAAGGTTGTGGCCGATTCACTCAACGAGATTGCTTACAAGGACGATGCGCAGATCGTTAGCTGCCGATTAACCAAATTCTACGGCGTACAACCGGGGCTAGGAGTCACGATTCAGACTGCAGAGGCAGAGATTTCGACGTGGCTGCCGGAGATTGGGGGGGTGGCGGCAGATGACACAGCGGCAGCTTCTAGTAGAATTGCAGGTAGCTGAGACAAAAGCCTGGGACTCTTTGAGTAGGTACAAATTCCAGATGTTTGGCTATTGGGCGGCAATATGGGTACATCTCAACCGCATCGGCGGGTTCAATAGACCTAACCCGTGGAAAGACTTGGTGCAAACGGCCAGAGGGAGGGGCAAGGATGAATAAGACCAAAATCGAGTGGTGCGACATGACATTCAACCCAGTAACGGGTTGCTTGCATGGTTGCTCATACTGCTACGCAAATACAATCGCCCAGCGGTTCGGCTTGTCGTTCGCTCCGAAACTTGGGGATCCTGGTATGGAGGGTGCCAGCAAGTACGACAGCCCGGAGGGTATGGACACAATGCTGGAGTTAGAAAAGCCGTATATATCAGGCGGGCGCATTCAGCCCTACCCCATGGCCTTTCTGCCGACCTTCCACCGATACCGGCTGGACGAACCACAAAGAGTCAAAAAACCGCAGACCATCTTCGTTTGCTCGATGGCCGACTTATTCGGCGAGTGGGTGCCTGACGGGTGGATCGAGCAGGTATTCCAGGCTTGTTATCAAGCGCCGTGGCACAGATATTTATTTCTCACGAAGAATCCGGGTCGATATGCGGAAGCCGTGGATTATCTTGAAAACAGGGTACCGGATTATGTAGAAGACCTGACCGAAATGTGGTTCGGAGCGACTGTTACTAATAACGCGCATCTGACGGCGGCGTACGACAGCGCCGCAACGTGGTTGTCGATTGAGCCAATTCTTGAAAAGATTGAGACAGACGAATGGTTCACCGCATATAGGCGCGGAGACGATGCAGAAATGGCTCGCTGGTTGTGGGTAGTGATCGGAACCGAGACGGGGAACCGCAAAGAGCGTATTGTTCCCCAAAGAGCTTGGATCGCCGAGATTGTAGACGCCTGCCGCTCGGCTGGGACGCCGGTTTTCATGAAAAACAGTCTGCGTCCGATATGGGGAGAGGAACTGATTCGAGAATTTCCTTGGGACGTAGTGCGGGAGGGGACGATTAAAGTATGAATACTGTCGCCCGGATGATAGCTGAACGGCTAGAGCGAATTGGGCTAGAAGTGCCTGTCAACCGCGAGTGGAAGGCAGTGCGATTTATACACATAGACAGAGCGGAAAACGCGAAGGGACAGGGAAAAGAGATTATCTGTGTCGCTATTGACGGTAAGGTCGAGCTGTTAATGACCGTCCAAAAATTTGAGCAACTGGGGGAACAACAATGCACACCGAAATGACACGCATAACCGGGACAGTGAAGAGCGTAACCGCCAAGGCAATCCTTCTGGAGTGCGACGGTGTTGAGGGGTGGATACCTCTCAGTCTGATCGAGGATGGGCCAGGGAGCTACAGCGAGGGCGAAGATGTGGATGTCACAATCCCAGAGTGGAAAGCGGAGGAATATTGGGGGTAATTGGGGGGTGCAACAGGTGGGAGAAAAGCAGCAGATTGAGACGAAGAAAGTGACAGTACAACTGCACCCGGCAGAATGGGAGCTAATCCGATATTTAAGGGTATTAAAAAACGGCGCCATCAAGGATCTACGGGTGAGCGACGGCTTGCCCGTAAGTGCCGAGGAAGTCGCGCGGAAAGTGAGGTTTATATGAGCAAATACGAGAAAGCCATTCAGTACTTCGAGGAGGCTATTCGGGATTCAGACCAAATCATCAAGCAGTCTCCCTTAGAATTGCAGGTAGAGCTGATTTGGCAGAAAAGGCACTTTGAAACGGCGCTGGCCGCGATGCGGGGGTTAAATTCCGCAGAAAAGTTGCTCAAAGAAAGCCTTACCCGGCTTGAGATATACTGCGACTGCTGCGAAAACAATCTTTGCTATAGGTGCGAAACCGAGCCGCTAGAAAAGCGTATCAAAGAATTTTTGGAGCAGGGAAAAACCAGTGACTCGAACACCAGTGAGTGCACCACATGAGTAAGTTTATAGAGACAATACGGAAACGGGTGGAAGCAAAAAGTTGGCTGAGGAATGGGTGAATCGGCTGGAAAATGCACTCAAGGCCGACACCAAAGCGCCGAGAGACCAGCTCGTAAAGTACTTGGAGCAATAACCGAATACCAGGCTGACCGTCAACTCGGAGGCCAGATTTCACGCGTGGGGGCGTGGAGTCTGGCCTTTTTGCATTTTCAACGGGGGTGGGAACGTGAGCGATATAAAAGACCTAATTCCAAGCTATATTAAGTCATTGAATGTCGTCCTATCCTGTGAAAAACGAGCAGAGGCCAGGGGCTCGGAAGGCGAAGAGGACCGGGCAAAACTCCGGAACATGGAAACGGACCTGCGCTATGTGCTTAACTGGCTGACCAACGAGACGGAGCCGGGACCCAAGCGAGGAATCGAACACCGGAGCAAAGAGCAGCGGCTTGTGTACATGGCGGAAATCGGACTTGAAGCAGCAGCCCGCGAGGCGGCCAAATATGCCAGCAGGCCAGCGCTCCTGGAGAACCTGAGCCCCACGCTGCAATGCAAGGTGCGAAAAGTGATGCTGCACCTATCGAGCAGAGAAAGGCAGGCCTTCATGCTGCGTCATGTGAGCGGGTACCAACACCACGAAATTGCTGAGATTATGACCGTCTCAGAATCAACCGTCAGGGTCATGCTCCACAGGGCGCGCAAGAAATTTTCATTTTTGGCTCCCAATAATTGTAAAGTTGTAAACAAATAAGGCCAAAAAGCCACCTAAAGGGTGAGAGGCATTTTCTCACAAGGAGGGTTTGCCTTGATCAGAGTTTAGTCTTGCCGGGGGCATTGCATAAGCGGGCATCCGGGTGGTGTCTCGGCCACCCGTCCCGCACGTCCCCGTCCATATGTTTGTAAATCTTGCTGGTGCCGCCATTCACCAGTGAGCCTCCTTTCCGATAGGCGGGGTTTGCAGGCAAGGCAGACTCCGCCCAAGCATTATTTTTATATTTACATAAAGGCAGGTGAACCGCAGTGGCAAAGTCCAGTTATGATCCAGAGTTGAAAGCGAAAGCGCTGACCATTGCTGCTGCGGTCAGCATCAGCGAGGCGGCGCGTGTTACCGGCGTTCCTGCGGGTACCATTAAGCGCTGGCGCTCGGAAGAAAAAGAGCGAACCGAACCAGCGGGAGCGAACCGAACCGAACTAAGCGAACCGAACCGAACCGCAAAAAAGTTGAAGGACCTCCAACAGAAGGCCGTTGAGCAAGCGGTCGCAGAAGCCGGGGTTTATATCGCTGACCGGCTGAAGGGTTTGGCGGACGACCTCTACTGCTTAGCGGAAAAAGCGGTCGTTAAGGTTGACATCGCTATTAGAGATCCACTTGAAGCTGCAACAGCTAACGATGGCCTGATCGGTGAACCACATGATCGGGACGGAGCTGCCTGGCTGCGTTCGCTTGTCGGCGTCATGGCCCAGGCGATTGATAAGGCTCAGCTCCTAAGTGGCAAGCCGACAGCCCGGGCGGAGGTGACGGACCGCCATGAGTACGAAATCACGCAGCATATCATTGCCGAACAGCCGCAGCTCATCGACCGCATCTTTGCCCAGGATCAGCAACGAGGCTTGGCGGATCGGAGCCGCTAGGGCACACTTACTCGGCTATGCCAGCTATATTGACCCGACCTATAAGAGGCCGCCGCACATCTGGCTACTGGCCGAACACTTAATGGCCGTGGAAGCAGGCCGCATCAAGCGCTTAATCGTAGAGCTGCCTCCGCGCCATGGTAAGTCGGAGACCACGACAGTTAAGTTTCCAGCCTGGTATCTCGGGCGTAACACAAGCAAACGTGTAATCATAGCATCTCACACAGCGAGCCTAGCGGCTCGTTTTTCAATGCGTGCCAGAAACGACTTTGAGCAGTTTGCCCCGGAAATCTGGGGCGTAAGTCTGTCAAAAGATGCTTCGGCCATGTACCGGTGGGATATCGAAGACCCCGACATGCCGGAAGGTCAGCCGCCTGGTGGCATGATTGCCGCCGGCGTGGGAGGACCAATCACAGGACACGGCGCGCATCTGGCTATTATCGACGACCCGGTTAAAGACGCCGAGGATGCCAACTCCGAGACGCAGCGAGAGGCAAAATGGGATTGGTATCGTTTCGTATTGCGCACTCGTCTCATGCCGGGCGGCGCGATTGTGCTGGTATTGACTCGCTGGCATGAGGATGACCTGGCCGGACGGCTATTGAAGGCAGCCGAGAGCGACCCTGACGCTGATCAGTGGACGGTCCTGCGGCTCCCGGCAATCGCAGAGGACGGCGAACTCGATCCTCTGGGCAGAGAGCCCGGGGAAGCGCTCTGGCCGGAGCAGTACGACGAAGCGGCACTCAGAGAAATCAAGTCCAGCGTCGGCAGTTACGTTTGGGCGGCGCTCTACCAACAGCGTCCTACGCCGGCAGAAGGCGGCGTGTTCAAGCGCCAGTGGTGGAAGTATTACAGAGTGGCCCCTGGACGTTTCGAGGAAGTAATTCAGTCCTGGGATATGACTTACAAAGACAACAAAGACAATGACTTTGTAGTCGGGCAGGTCTGGGGCCGCATTGGGGCAGACAAGTATCTGCTCGACCAAGTGCGGGAACGTATGGATTTTCCCACTACTGTGCAGGCAGTCAAAAACCTGACAGCCAAGTGGCGCACCGCACATCGCAAGTTGATTGAGGACAAGGCCAACGGGCCAGCCGTTATTTCGTCACTGCGCAGCAAAATCTCGGGGCTAATAGCCGTTAACCCTCAAGGCGGCAAAGAAGCCAGGGCGGCGGCTGTATCTCCAGATGTCGAGGCAGGCAATGTCTATCTACCAGACCCGACGATCGCACCCTGGATTGGTGATTTCGTCGAGGAATGTGCGGCCTTTCCCGGCGGTGCGCATGATGACCAAGTGGACGCTATGACTCAGGCGCTGGTCTACTTCAATAAACGGCCATCGCGCGGCGACAAAGGCAAGATATCCAAACCTTCCGGTTTCTAGGAGGCGGTTTGATGCTGAATAATTTACATACCACCCAACGAGGCAAATATGTGCCTGATACCATGCTTAACCCCGTGTTGACCACTGACGTTATCGTTACCGGAGAGCCATGGCCGCCGAAGACCCAGCGGGAGCGGCTAATCAGGTATGCGCAGAACAAAATGCTCTATACCGGCAAGCACGATTTAGTGTACGACCAGTGGGCCAGCATGATTGCGGATAATCCAGATGTGCAGCGCGCATTGGTGTATATCGCTGTCAACCTGCCGGGTGCGATTACCCGTCTGGTAGCAGACCTGCTCTATGGTGAGGCGGGGGCAAACCTGCACGCCACCTGTCAAAATGCACAGGCTACGGAGGCCTTGACGCGTATCCTGGACGATTGCCACATGCTGCAGGCGGCCTACGAGACCGGCGGTCTGGGCGCGTCCTATCGGGGTGACGGCGTATACAAAGTCTACTTGCAGGACGGGCAGGCGCGCATCGTTAGTCAACCGGCGCAATACTGGTTCCCGATCGCCAGCTCGGCGAACATCAAGGAGATTGAGCGGCACATCATCGCATGGCCGGTGCAGATCGGTGACAAGAAATACTTGCGCAAAGAGATCCACGAGCGAGGCTACATCCTGAATTATGCTTATGAGCTGGAAGGCAATCAGATAGGGCAACAGGTCGACTTGGCCACCGTGGGCGAGTCGCGGCCTGAAAGAGAGGACACTGGCCTGCGGGGCTTTACCGTATTCCATAATCCGAATTTGGCACTGGACGATGAGCTCTTCGGCCTTGATGACTATATGGACCTTGATAGTCTGTTTCCTGTTTATAACGTGTTACTCAGTCGCAATGACCTAATCCTGATGAAGCACAGTGACCCCAACATGTACGGGCCAGAGGACAATCTAGAGCCCGATCCGAACGACCCGGACAAGCTGCGCGTCAGAACCTCCGGCGGCTACTTCCCGGTCGGCCCAGACGAAGCACCACCGGGATATCTCGAATGGGACGGCAAGCTGGAGGCAGCGTTCAAGCAGATGGAGACTCTACTTCAAGCCATCTATTTAGTGTCCGAAACCAGCCCGGCGGCTTTCGGTCTCGACAAGGAAGGCGGCACAGCGGAGAGCGGCAGAGCGCTACGGTTCAGGCTAATGCGTACTATCGCCAAGGTGCAGCGAAAGAGAATCTACGCCGATACCTGCCTGAAAGACCTGTTTGAGACAGCGCTCCAGCTTGAGGCAAGCAGGGGTATTGGCAAATACACACCGGAGCGCCCCAGCATCGACTGGCAGGACGGCCTGCCGAATGACCCGCTGGAGGACGCACAGCTGACTCAGACCCGCGGGGTGGAGCGCAGCATGACTACGGTTGACGCCATCCAGATGCTCGACAAGGTGGATGAGGCGACGGCCAGGAAACGCGCTGCAGAAATCCAGGCCGAGATGGATGCGGCGTTGCCCAGCTTTGCACGATCGCCGTTTAGTGCGGGGGCGTTTAACCTGAACAATACCAACACTCAGACCGGCACTGGCGAGCAGGGCACCGAGGGTGGCACTGAAGAATGACTGCGGTTGAACTGGCGGAACTCATCGCCAAGCAACAGCGCAGGTTAATCCGCGTCTACATGCGGGCCTACGAGCGGTTGCTTGAGAGACTGCAGCGTCAACACCTAGCCGGGCTGTCTGAGGCACACACAATTGCGCTCTTGCGTGATATCGAGGGAATTCTCGAACAACTCAATGTAGACGCCGCTCGCTGGATTGAGGACACCTTTCCACAGGTCTATAAGGGCGGCTCCGAGGAAGCACTAGAAGAAATCTACAGGCGTTATGGTGAAGTGCCGTTTCGGATGAATATGGCGTTTGGTGCCGTCCATCAACAGGCCGTTGAGCGATTGGCCTATGACACGTTCACCGATCTGGCTGGCGCGACCAAAAACGTCTCCGATCGTCTCAAACGGTCTGTTCGTTTGGCAGCTGAGCGGGTCTTCCCGACTGGTGTGGCTACCGGCGAGACCCGCATTCAAATGACTAAGAAACTCGTTGATGCTCTCCAAAAGGAGGGCTTTACTTATTACCTAGACGAGCGCAACAGACGCATAAAGTTAGCTGACTACAAGGACGTGCTTGGTTCAGGTGGCAGGCAGCTCGAGTTTAAGCCCGGGCAATTTCAACCGGCGTTTCTTGAGGAAAACTGGGTGGGATTCGTCGATAAGGCTGGTCGGCGCTGGGACTTGTTTAACTACGCTGAGATGCTTACTCGCACCAAGGTGGCGGAAGCTGAGAGCAGGGGCACAGAGGATCGGCTAATGACGAATGGACTGGATCTGGTGCAGATTACGAGCCACGGAGCTGAGGATTGGTGCTCGTTTTATGAGGGCAAGGTGTTTTCTATCAGTGGCGCGCACCCAGTCTATCCTCCGCTGTCCCAAGCGCCAAATGGAGGGACGCCGTTCCACCCTCGCTGCAAACACAGAGAAGCGCCTTTCATCGAGAAATTCCATTCGCCCGAGGAACTGGAAGCGGCGAAAATCGATCCTTCTTTATTAGGCCTAAACAAGAACGATGGACGAGCGGATCAGGGGAGATTGGGCTGGATCATTCAAAAGGCAGCCGAACCCGGGCCGATTTACGACAAAAACCTATTTCAGCGCGAGAGAGAAATCGCTCCCAGAAATACGGAACGGTGTTATGTGCTGGACCCTGCGGGGAATGTTATATTTACAAAGGATGGAACACACAATCAAATAGCTTTTACTACGCAGGAATGTAAGCTATTTAAGGGGAATACTTTAACACATAATCACCCTCGGGGCACATCATTATCTCCAGAGGATATTCAGCTCGCTTGTCGTAATGAGATGGCGGAGATTAGAGCCGTAGGAATGACCTTCCGCTATTCTGCAATGCCGCCTCCTGGTGGGTGGAACGATCAAGTTTGGAATGCAACTTTACAACCTGTAATACAGTATTATAATAGTGAGGTTCGATCCGAGTTTTTTGGATTAATCCGAGCAGGATTGTTGACACCAGATGAAGCGTCTTTTAGACATTGGCATGAAGTCTGGACTCGAGTAGCTCAGAAGACGGGGCTACAATATCGGCGCGAAAGTTGGGTGGTAAAATGAATGGCATTTTTGTAATAGACCGTGGGCACGAGGAACCGCTATACAGTTCGGTTTGCTCGTATTGCGCTCGGTTGAATATTGATAGTCCAAATAGAACATGCGAGGCATACCCGGAAGGGATACCTGATGACATTTGGAGAGGAAATGTTCAACATCGAAGCCCCTGGCCTGGAGATCACGGGCTTCAATTCAAACCACATAATGCTATTGAAGATGTTTCGGAGGGAGCAATGCCCTAATGAACCGCGCTGAACGCTGCGCACAGGTAAAGCAGAAACCCGCGCCCGCACCCGTCAACTGGAACGAAAAGGCCAAGGAGTACGGACGCCAGCAATCGATACACGACTGCGGCCAGCTGCTCAAGGATGTCTTTACAGTCTTACGTGATAAATTTAGCTGGAGCGATACCCAACTGGCCGAGCTGACCAAAGAGCTGAATAGTCTACGGTAAACGGAATATGTAGGCAATGGCACCCGCAAGGGTGTTTTTTGTTATCGAAAATTGTGAATGGAGGAGGATGGCATGCAGCTACAAGAGAAGCTGATTCGAGTATTTGGGGTTTGAGAGCAAAGACATCACGAAGGCCTCATTCAACTATGAACTAGAGGGGGCTGTGCATTGTATCAGCCGCGCTTTGCTGAGGGTACGGGATGAAAACAAGTGTCAGCCAAGTAATCAAGCCCAACGCCGGGGTTAAACGGCGGAAATGAGCGACGGCTCTGAAACGGGGTGAATCAATGGCAAGGTATCGGAAGAAGCCGATAGTTATTGAGGCAGTTCAGTATGACGGGTTGAATGCCGCTGAGGTTGACGAATTCACCGGAAAGAAGCTAGAACGCGACATTATCGATGCCGCTTATCAGGCTGGCGTGGCTCCTCCGGTAATGAGACTAATCATACCAACGCTCGAAGGGGACATGCTCGCTTCTCCCGGAGATTGGATTATTAAGGGCATCAGCGGCGAGTATTACCCGTGCAAGCCGGACATTTTTGCGAAAACATACGATCCCATCGATTGACCGCTCTAAGGGCGGTTTTATTATGTCCGAAACGTGCCATGACGTTAAACTGGCACGGAAACAGCCTACCAGGCTCAAAATGGGGAGGTATTTCCATGTTAATGAACATCTTACGCCGCGCTTTTTTGCTGCCGATGTCGCTAATGCTCGCCGTGCCCGACGGTGGTGGCGGAGCAAGTGGCGCAAGCGCAGCAGGGGGAGCGGGCAGCTCGAACGCCGGAGACGGTACAGGCGGTAACTCCAACGCCAGTGGTGGCGGAAATGCTGCAAGCAGCAGCAGAACCTACTCCGAAGAGGAAGCGGAGCGCATCGCCAAGGAGCGGGAAGAGAGGGCCAGACGCTCAGCCCTAAAATCGTACTTCGAGCAGCAGGGCTACAGCCAAGATGAGGTTGAACGCCTGCTTAAGGAGGACAAAGAGCGCCGGGAAAAGGCGAAAACCGACCTCGAACGCGAGAAAGAAGCGCGCGAGAAGGCCGAACGGGAGAAGCAGGCCGCGATCGCTGCGGCTAATGCCCGGCTCGCCAAGGCGGCTTTTCTGGTACAAGCCATCGCGGTTGGCATTCCGGCAGACCGTACCGAGGATGCGGCAGCCCTTGTCGCCAGCCAGCTCGCTGCCCTGACTCCGGATGCCTATGGCGAGTTTAAGGCTGAGGACATCAAAACGATCGCCGAAGAGCTCGTCAAGGCCAAGCCGTGGCTCAAGGGCGACGGTAATAATGGTGCCAACGTCGGTGGCGGCGGTGGTAATCCCGGTGGCGGCAGCGCTCCGAAACCCGGTGACATCGGCGCAGCAATGGCTAAAAAAGAAGAGGCCGACAAAAACGACCCCTGGGCCGCAAAGCGCAGATGGTAATTTCCTATTAACCAAATGAAAGGGTGATTTCAGTGCTAAATATTAAACGCGAATCCTATGATGCTGAGCTGGCGTGGCTGGCATCACATAACGGTGCGCAGTACAAAACTGGCGGCATCACTCTCAGTCAGGCTCATTGTCCGCCTGACATCAATACGGGCCGCAGGATCTACAGATCCGGATCGTTCGTCGGCGTTTTGCGTCCAACCGGGCGTGGACTTTGGGGCCGCTATCAGAGGGCGGTTGGATCGCATGCCCAGCTTGCCACTGATGGCGCGGTGACCAATGCCGGCCTAGTGTGGACTGCTCGGGCGGCTGGTGTTGGCGGTAACCTCATCACCATCCAAAAGCTCAACCCCGGCAATAACGGTGTGCTGGGCGTGACGGTCGTCGGGCCCGCTATTACCATTACGCTCGCTACTACGGCAGCTGGCGTGATTACCTCTACCGCTGCCGATGTACTCGGAGCAGTCAGAGCCAACGAGCAGGCCAATGCACTGGTGCATGTCGAGTTGGAGCGCGGGCACAATGGCACCGGCCTCGTGACTGGCGATCTCGCACCGGTAAACCTCGCCGGCGGCGTTGCCTCTGTAGGCCAGCAGGCCACCTTGTCGACTGGTGCGGTAAACAATAATAACGCCATTACCTGGACCGCCAAGGAGGTCGGCCCTGTCAACGTCGGAGTAACGCTGACCAATCCGAGCGCCAATAACTCGCCCCTGTCCGTAGTGGTCTCGGGCGATGGCACAGCTGCCTCGCCGTACAATATCAACGTTAATATCGGAACCAATGGTGCCGGCGCGCTTGTTTCTACTGCAGCACAAGTCATGCATGCAGTACGGGCGAACGCCATGGCGGCCAGCCTGGTCGATGTCGCTTCTACCGGCGCCTCTGACGGTACCGGCGTTGTGGCTGCTGCAGCGGTTGCCCCGCTCGCTGGTGGCTCCGATCACAGCGTGTCACTGGCTCCGGGTGAGTTCGGGATCCTGCTGTATGATGTCGATGTCACCGATGGCAATGCGGTCGGCGCGATTCTTATCGGTGGCCGAGTACTCAGCGCCCGTCTGCCGGCTCCGCCGGACGAGTTCGTGCGCGCTGCGCTGCCGCAGATGATTTTCTCCGTTGAAAACGCGCCTTAATGCGTAAGCAGTGCCCAAAACCTGATACCAACACAAAAACGCTCTATCGGGGGCGTTTTCTCATTTTTGAAAGGATGTGATTTTGATGCCGAGACCCATTGATGCTATCTCCTTACCCGAGCTGCTGGCCTACGTCCGGGCACGTCAGCCGCGGGCCATGCTGGGCAATGTGCTCTGGCCAGCCAAAGACATTACCGGGCTGGACTGGAAGGCCGTCGTCGGCGCTAATAACCTGCCGGTAGCCGCTAAAGTGGTGGCGTTCGACCAGGAAGCCAGCATTGCTTCCCGTGACGGCGTAACCATCCAGAAAGGCCGCATCGTGCCTATCAAGCGCAAGATCCGGATCGACGAGGAGACCATGCAGAAGCTGTATACTCCGCGTCCGAATACCTCAGAGTTCGATGATGCTGTCCGCGAGATCTACAACGACGTCGAGAATATGATCCAGGCGGTTGAGACCAAAATCGAGGCTATTCGCTTCGAGGCTCTCACCACCGGGCGCGTCATGCTCGATGAGGACGGGATCATCCAGCAGGTCGATTTCGGGTTCAATCCGGCCTTGCAGAGCCAGATATTAGCCGGTGGTGCCTTGTGGAGTGCTCCGGCAACTGCCACTCCGATCACCGACATGCAGCGGTGGAGCAACTCCATCCGCCTGCGTACCGGCGTAGTACCGCGCAGAGCGATCTGCTCGGGTGCCGTGCTCGCTGCTCTGCTACAGTGCCAGCAGGTCAGCACCTTGGTGCATGGCAACGCCAACGCCGGTCTGCCCGTGACCGAGGAACAGCTGCAGAGGCTGCTCCAGACCATGGATCTCCCGGCCATCGTGACCTATGACGACATGTACCGCGTCCAGGCCGAAAACGGTGGCTATACTACTCAGCGTTACATGCCCGTCAACCGCTTCGTGATGCTGCCGGGCGACAAGCTAGGCGACCAGCTCTACAGCCCGACCGTCGAGGCCTTGCGGCAGGTCCGTGAAGGCGTCATCAATTATGGTGATGCCCGCCGGATTTACGCAGAGGTCTGGGAAGAGAACGAGCCGCCCTGCCATTGGACTAAGGCTGCCGCGTTGACGTTCCCGACTTTCCCGATGATCGACAGCATCTATATCGCCACTGTCCTGTAAGCGGTGGCGCGATGAGTGTAAGGAGAGGCGGCTCAGCGCCGCCTCTCCTGCGTGAAAGGATGTGAATCCCGATGAAAATCATGGCAACCAGTACCCCGATTTGGGATGGCAAGGCCGCGCACGCACCGGGTGAGTCGTTCGAGCTGCCCGATGCCGATGCCCAGCGCCTTATCGATGCCGGGCACGCCTGCGCAGTTAAGGTTGTGACCAAGGAAGTCGCGGTACCGGCGAACGAGCCACCGGCCAAGCGGGAGATACCTCCGGGGCGTCTGCCATGCCCGCACTGCGATCGGCACTACGCCAACGAGGAGACTTTAGGTGTGCACATTAAGACGGCGCACCCTGAGATGCTGCCACCGGACGGCGAGGGCTCCGAAGGCGACGGCGAGACTCCTCCCGAGGAGTGATCTGGATGGATCTTTCGGCTGCAAACGCCTATTTCCAGACCCGAGTGCACTCCTCAGCATGGACGCAGGCAACGGACACGGACAAGGTCGCCGCTCTGACTACCGCCGAAAACCAGATTAACACCCTGCCAATCTCGAATTTCGCCGACCAGGGACGGGTGACGAGGGCGATTTACGAGCAGGCCTTGTTTCTCTTGCGCATGGAGAGCACAGAAACGCGCGAGGACCTGCAGGCCCGCGGGGTGGCGTCGGTCAGTATTTCGGGTGGCGCGTCCGAAACATTCAAAAACCGCTACGGCTTCCCGATCGCCCCGATGGCGCAATCATACCTATCTGGCTGCCTGCGCAGGGTGGGGAGCGTGGTCTAAGGTGATTGAGACCTATTTCACGGACAAGGCCACCTGGAAGCGCAGCTCGGGCAACGGGCCCAGCGGGAAACCAATTTACGCCGAGCCGGTCGAGATAATCTGCCGCAAACAGCAGCGCATCCGCATTGTACGCAACCGCGAAGGGCAGGAGGTCGTGAGTACGACGGAGGTCTGGGTCCGCACTATCGTGGGCTATGACGATCTGATTGACGACCGCCCGATTCTGGCGATTGCCGAGGGCAAAGCGCTAACCGGCGAGACCGATTTCTGGAAGCTCTGTTTGGGGTGATGCGCCATGCCTTCGTTTAGAACGGTTCGTGATCCATTAGTCAGGGTGTCGTTCGAGAGTGAGGGTTTCGAAGCGCTAAGGGCGGCCCTCAAAAGCTGTAAGAAGGAAGTGCTGGAAGAACTGACACACGCCATGGTCGAAAACACGGAGGATCTCTTGGGCGAGAGCATGAAGCGGGCACCTATTGATGAAGGATTCCTGCGGGGGTCTGGGAGCGCACGTGTGAATCGGGGCGGGACATCTCGAACTGTACGCGGCAAGGACAAAGCGGGGAGGGCTACTGTCAGATTGCAGGCCGTCGAAGGGTCCGATATCGGTGCGCTGCATAACTCTGAGGGCGCGGTTATTGAAGGAGAAGTCTCCTTTAACACGCCGTATGCTGCCCGCCAGCATGAAGAGATTGGCTGGAGACACCCCAACGGGGGCGAGGCCAAGTACTTGGAAAACCCGCTGAAAGAGAGGGCGCAGATGTACCTGCAGAATCTGGCCGAGGCGGCAAGGAGGGCGTTGAGTCGTGCGAGCAAGTGACCTAGCAGAATATTTGGCGGCTAACGGCATCGGCGTGCTGGCCAAAACGATTTACTACAGCTCGATGCCTGCCGCTCCGGATGACGTGGTTGTGGTCAACCCTACCGGCGGGTTTGCTCCGGATATGGAGCTACCGCTCGCCAGTCCGACATTCCAGATTAGGATTCGGGCAAAGGCTTTCGAGGATGCCGAGGCCAAGGCTAATGCAGTCTATGCGCTATTCACGGACGAGCAGGGCCGGGCAAAGTGTAACTTCTCGATCGGCGATACGCATATTTATTACGCCCAGTGGATGCAGGAGCCGACCACTGCGTTTATCGGCTATGACGCAAACGAAAGGGCGGAATACAGTTTGAACCTACATTTACGCATAAGGAGGGATTAATGATGGGAAGCACCCAAAACGTCAAAATGGGCGTCTGTTCGGTGGTCTACGATGGCACTGACCTTGGCTATACCAAGGGCGGCACCACGTTTCGGTACGCGCCGGAATACCACGACGTAACCGTGGATCAGTTTGGCAACACCCCGATTAACTCCTATCTGATCGGGGAGCTGGCGGAAGCAAAGGTCAACATGGCCGAGAGCACCCTGGCACTGCTTCATTCCGTTTGCCCGACGGCCACTCAGGTGGTTGATGGTAACAAGTCCAAGCTGACCTTCGGGAGCAAGCCAGGCATTGAGCTGCTCAGCCGTGCCAAAAAGCTGGTGCTGCACCCGCAATGCATGGGTGCAGATAAGAGCTTGGATGTCACCATCCATAAGGCCGCAATCAAATCGGAGCTCAACCTGAACTACAAGGTAGACGGCGAGTATGTCTATGAAGTCACGTTTGTCGCGCTCGTTGATGAGACCAAGTCGGATGGCAATCTGCTGTTCAATATTGGCGATGAGAGCGCGGCTGCGGACCTCACTGCACCGACCATCAGCGTTGTACCGGCTGATGCAGCGAGCAATGTGGCTAAGGATATTACCACCACCGTCCAGGTGACGTTCAGCAAGGAAATGAATCCGCTGACCATCACCCCAGGCAATCTGCTCATCTACCAGGACGACACCAAGGCTGTCAAGGCCGGTACCTGGGCATATGATACGGTCGGCAAAAAGGCTACCTTTACACCGGCTGCGGCTTGGGCTGGTAGTAAGACCTTTGTGGTCATTGTGACAACCGATGTCAGGACGGTCAACGGCGTCCCGCCGGCGGCTCCGAGCATCACCAAATTTACCACAGTGGCCTAAGAGGCACAGGAATCAGAATGGAGACGGGGTGAGAGCCCCGTCTCTGTTTGTATGGAGGGTTTGACATGGCTAAAGACGAGAAAAAGATTACGCCACTAGACAGCGTGCGGGTATCTATGCCGGCGGCCATTACCGTCCAGCTGGCGGGTGGCGGCGAGGTCAAGGTGCCGAAGCTGCGCACAGGCGAGTACTACCAGGTCATGATGGCGCTAGAGGATCTGCCGGAGCGTGTAGTCGAGCAACTGGGCGTGGATCCGATTGTCTGGCTCAGGCAGTCGCAGGAGCAGGGGATCGTGTCTGCGATGCTGAGTGTGCTACCGAACCTCTTGGCCGTTGCGTTTGATCAGGTGGTGGGCGTAATTGCGGTGGCGACACACCTTAAGCCCAAGTTCTTAAAGGAAGAGACATATCTGGAGGACTTATTGGCTATAGCAGAGGCCATCATCGAGGTCAACAACGTTGAGCGGGTGGTCGAGCTGCTAAAAAACTTGAAGACCCGCCTGGAGAAGGCGGGGATAATGGGCAACCTGACGGACAAGACCCGTTCGCTTTTCAGCGAAGTCTCGCCTACTTCTCCCGAGAGCTAGGCTGGAGCAAGCGTGAGATATTGGAGGACACCTATCCTGCAGAGCTGATTAGCCTGCGCGAAGCAATCAGGCACCAACAGGCTCAGCAAAACATGGCGCAGGCGATGCTGCAGATGGGGACCAGTCCGTACAACCCGGGGATAAAAGAGTTTATTGATTTATTGCGGCGCGAACTAGCGCCCAGAGGCGTGCAGGGAGGCGCGCCTTTTGACGCAGTGGCCGACTTGGACGGATTGCGCCGCTTGAAGGCGATGACACAACAGCGAGGGGGTGGGCGTATTGGCTGAATATGACGTGGGGTCGATTGTGGCAAGGATGAGGGCAGAGGCCAGTGGATGGTCTGCAGCCGTTGAAAAAATGGTCAAAGATGTTGATAAACTTGAAGCGCGGTTCAAAGCCTTAGGCGGTATTGGAGCGGCCATGGCCGCGGGTGCCGGGCTATTTATCGGCGCAGGTATCAAGCAAAACGCGACTATCGAACGCTTATCCGTTAGTTACCGCGTGCTGCTCAAAGACGCTGAAGCTGCGAATCAGGCCATGTCATATGTCCGCAAGTTGGCCGACACCTCACCTTACCAGATGGAAGAAATGCTGGACGCCGGACGGGCGATGCTAGCTTATGGGCTGGACCTCAAAACCTACATGACTGATGCCATGAACTTGGCTGCAGCGATGGGTGTGCAGTTGAATGACGTAGTACGCGCTCTGGGCCGCATCAAGTCCGGAGACTTCGGCGAGGCTTTCGAGAGGCTCAGAGACTTTGGTCTCAGCCGGGATCTGCTCGAGGGAAAGGGTCTCGTGTTTGACCGTAGTGGCGCATACAAAGGCAGCGTTGAGCAGGCCTTGTCTGCGATTCAGGCGATTATCCGCGAGCGTTTTGGCGGGATGGTCGAGGAACAGTCGCAAACCTGGAATGGATTGATAAGCACCATTGCCGACAAGCTGAAAAGCATAACCGCTGACGCCAATGCCGACTTGTTTGCAGCGCTAAAAGGACCGCTTGAGGGTCTAAAAAACTGGCTTGAAGGGCTTGATGAAACCGCAGCTAAGGCGGTGGGTAGTATCATTCAGTTTATCGGAGTACTCGGGCTGTTAGTAGCCACTGGATTTGCGATTGTTGTATGGGGAGAAAAGGTCAGAAAAACCCTGGCTGGTATCGGCTTGGCCACGAAAACGCTTTTCACCAATCCGGTGTTCTTAGCCATTGCAGCTGCAACCGGCCTTGTAATTGCTCTCGGTAAGATGAAAGCCGAGTATGACAAGGCGAAAAAGGCCGCTGAGCAGCGCGCAAAGGCTGCGGAGACCGAGAAGAAGAGCCTGCGCGAGCTGCTGGATACCTATAAGGAAACCGAGCGCCAGCTGCGTACTACTAAGGCAGGCACCACAGAGTACAAAAGGCTCGAGGCTGAATTACACCGTCAGATGCAGGAAATCGGGCGCATCTACCCGCAGGTTGTCACGGCGTATGACGAAATGAACCGCGTGCGCGGCATTTCCGTGGAGCTCTTAGAGCGCGAAATTGACGCCCAGGCAAAGTTAGGCTATGGCACAAAAGGAATCGAGCTAGCCCGCAAGCACAAAGAGATTAAAGACCTAGAGTCCGAAATTAACAGGCTCCAAGGTTATTTGGAGCAAGCGAAGACTGGCAAGATTGTGGATGAGTCTCGCATGATCTTCTTGAGTAAAGAGGTCACCCCCGATAAGTTTGCTGAGTTTGTCGCAAAGACCCAGCAGGATCTTGCTGCGGCCAAAGATAAGATGCCCCAGCTGGAGGCTGAGATGGATGCTTTACTGCAATCCGTAAAGCCCAAAGATATTGGCGAAGGTGGCAACAAAGATCTTGATAAAACACGAGCCAAGACCCTGCAAGACTTAACTGTTGACTATTTGACGACTACCAAACGCTTGGAGGAAGCCGATAAGCAGCAAGTGCGCAACAAGTATGAGGCGCTCATGGAAGAGAATGAATGGACGCTGCAAACGGTGGTCGAGGTGGCCGGCCAGAAGATGACCATTCAGGAGGCCATGGAGGCCGAGCTAAGTGCAATCCACGAGAAGTACGAACAGGAGCGCTTAGCCATTACCCAGCAGGTACAGGATGAGATCGACCAGATTAACGCCAAAACTACGGAGCAGAAAATAGCCCTACTCGATGCAGAAAAGCAGCGGATGATTGAGGACGGGGCTGACGCGGTAGTTGCCGAGGAGTGGTTCCGGCTCCAAAGAGAGGCCGTGCTCAATGAGCAGGCCAAGAAGGAACAGGCCATCGCCGAAAATCTGCAGCGGGCGCTTATTGAGGCGCGCCAAGAGGGGCTCGAAGCCGAATTGGCGCTAATGGAACTCGATAAGGCGAAAGAAGTAACCGATGCCATGGAAAGCATCGAGAATGCCGAGCTGCGCGCCCAGGTGCTGGCCGATATTGAAGAAAAGTACCGGCTGCTGCGCGAGGCGGCCATTAAGCGACACAATGACGAGATCACGACTTACATGGCAGACCTGCAACGCGATATACTCCAGCTTCAGGAGGAAGGCCTTCAGAAAGAACTTGAGCTGCTGAAATTTGACAGAGCACAGGAAGAGGCGCGGGCCAGAGAGACCATTAAAGACGAGACAGCCTTGCAAGAGGCCTTGGCCAAAATCGCTGAAAAATACCGCCTGAAAGAGAATGAAATCAGGGTTCGGTATGCTCGTGAGACGGCTGAGACGCAGGCAAACATCGAGCTGGCGGAGCTGGAATATCAGCATCAGTACAAACTCATATCCGATGAGGAGTACTACAGCAGGCGCATCGAGCTGGCCAAGGCCAATGCTGAGCGCATGATGCAGGAGCATGGTGCAGAGTCCGAGGAGTACAAAAAGGCGCTGAGCGAAATCACCCTGGCTGAATACGAGTCCATCATCGCCCGGGAGGGGCTGGAAAAAGAGCTTACCAGAGTGACACTCGAAGAGGTTCAGGCGCGGTTGCAGGCTCAGCTCCTTAGCGGCACTCTCTCAAAAGAGCAGGCCGATGCCACGGTGGCGGCTTTGGCGCTGATACACGGCAAGCTGGAGGACATCACGAAGGAAGAGACCGAGCAGGCCGAGCAGAATCTCAAGACCCTGCAATCGACCATTCAAAGCGGGCTGGCAACAATTCTGAAAGACTTTGCACATGGGGAGAAGAGCATTGTCGAGATTTGGGAGGACATGCTCAACCGCATGCTCGATTCGTTTATCGACTTCATCTCCAAATTAGCCGCAGAGAAGCTGGCCACATGGGTACTGAGCGTTATCCCCGGCTTGTCGCTTAAAGGTGGCGGCATCGTGCCCTCCGGTCTGGCGGTGGCATCTGCTGCCGGCGGAATGCTGACTGGTTCGTTTAGCGGCGGTATACCTGCTATTCTGCACGAGAAAGAGATGGTGCTACCCAGGAACATCAGTGAATTTATTCTGGACACAATGGCCCAGACCGGGGGCGGCGCACAAGGCCCACAGGCGATCATCCAGATTAGCGCCGTTGATGGCCCGAGTGTACAGCGCATGCTCTATGAGCAGCGCGATACCATTGCCGGCATACTGGCGCAGGCCTGGAAGCGTAACAGCCCGATCCGCAGGGGAGGTTGACTTTGATGGAGACATTTGCAATACCGCATTATAGGTGTTACCAGTCCCGGACGCAATTCCGGACTATTGTCAACCTCTTGAAGACCGGCAAAGAGCATCGAGCCGCTTGCTGGCAATCGCCTAAAAGGGCATGGACGCTGACGTTTAAAAAAGACCCTGTAACAACCAAAGCCATTTTGGACTTTTACGCAGCCCGACAAGGACGCTTCGAATCGTTCTATTGGATGGATCCGAAAGGCGTACTGCGAACCGTACGGTTTGACCATGATGACCTGCAAGCGCTGATAAACTACGGCGGTTACGGGGAATTTCAGTTCACGCTCATAGAAGTGGCACCAGAGCTGCTACAGGTTCCAAAGCCGGTGGCGGCGTTATTTACTCGTAATTCTGAAGCCTACCTCTCCGACGGCACCCTTGTCGCCGCCAATCAACCCCGCTACGAGGGGGCAGGGGTGAGGGTGGAGCCGGGGACGGAGAACCTTGTCCCGCTTGCCAAGCAGAAATTTGAGGGGTGGACGGCATATGGCGGCGCAGTGGTGACACTGACGCAGGGCATAGCTGTGCCCGAATGGGGCGCGACTGATGCGACGAGGATACAGACGAGCGGCGGCACGAGCATTGCAAAATATCAACTGCCAATTGAAACTCCGAGTGTTTCCGGCCAGTCATATTCTCAAAGTATGTATATAAAAAATATCGGACTAAAGCCCATGTCTCTATCAACCAGTGTACCAGGGGGAAGCTCTGATCCCGTTTTGCCCGGTGAATCGAGATTGGTCAAAATAGAAAATATCGCAGGCAATGGAATAACAAATTATGTAATGCAATTTCGTGCACTTGATGTCGCGGATGCGCTTGATTTTATCGCATGGCACCCAATGGCAGAGGATAAGCCATACTGCACCTCATGGACAGACGGCACCCGCGCACCCGAAACCATCTCAGTGCCGATACTGTTCACTCCGCAAGAGGGCGGTAAAATATCGTTTAAGGTCGACATTAACGACCTGTGCAAGCGACAGGTTGCGGGGGAAACACCGCGACTGTTGACCATAATGAATGCCGCGGGTACTTATTATGGACTAGCGTTACATCACGCTCCGGACGGTGCCACATTCGGATTACAGACTCGTGGCGATGATGGACAAGTAACTAGCAAGTGGTTTAGCGACTCCCTCATCCCCAACGGCACGCGCACCCTGAAAATAAGCATCACCACCTCAGCAGTCATCCTGTACTGCGACGGCGTAGAAATCGCTCGAATCGACAACCCCGCACTTCCCAGCGCATGGGGCAGAGCGTATTTGGGGAGCAGTGCGACAGGCACCAATCACGCTGATGCGAGTTTTGGGGATCTAAAGCAGCGCGACGAAATTGGCTTGTTGCTCGGCCATTGGACGTTTAGGGACACCTTGGAACCCGAATTACCGTTACTCGAGATTCCTGCCCATTCGGTGCACGAGCTGCATCAGCAGTACAGCACGCTCATCACTCCACCGGAAGCCGGGTTTGAAGCACGCCTGAGCCAGTGGCAGGCAGGCCGGAGCGCATGGAATCTGACGTTCCAGAAGGACCCTGCCGCACTGGAGCAGCTTATCCGATTCTTTGAATATCGTCGCGGGCAGTTTGAATCATTCAACTGGGTCGATCCGGAGGGCGTTATGCGCCGGGTGCGGTTTGGTACCGATACGCTCCATCTGGATTTAGATTGGGGCGGTTATGGTCGGACGCAAGTGCCTCTGCTGGAGGTGATATGATTGGCCAAGGGCATTAATCCAACACTCGATGGCAAAGCGCAGGCGGAGGAAAATCTGCCTGTTTATTTGTATGAGATCACTCTCGCTGGCACAGTTTGGCACCTAGCTGCTAATGTGACTAATGATATTGAGTTTGGCGGCGAGACCTGGCAAGCCGCTTCGATCAGCAAGGGCGACACAGAATCCTCGATAGACCCGACCATTGAAGAAGTGCCGATTGAGATCCAGAACATCACACGCGAATTCAGCGCTTATGTGGCCAACAATCCACAACAGGTCAATGGGCAGCGAGTGCGCATTCTCAAAACATTCCTTGATCTACTCGATAACCCGGCCAGTGTGATGGTCGAGTTCGAGGGTGAGATCGACGGCATGTCGGTCAATGCAGAAACAGCCTCATTCACGGTCAGGCGATACCAGAGTGCATTGTCGCTGACGCTCCCCAGGCGCAAATATGAAGCATTATGCCAGTATGAGTTTAAGGGCGCGGGCTGTGGGTATAAAGGTACTGCGACCAGCTGCGACCATACGATGGCACGCTGCAAGGGGTTGGCGAATCGTCCTAATTTTGGCGGTTTCTTAGGCGTACCCAAGGAAGATCCGGTCTAGGTGGTGAGGAAATGGCTGATGTCGGCAGGATTATAGGCAGTTTAATATTCGGTGTTGTCGGCGGCATTGTCGGGTTCGCGCTGGGCGCAGGCAATCCCGTCACTGCAATCAAAGGCGTTGGTGCCGGAGCTGCCCTGTTCTGGAATCTAACCAAGCCGCCTGCAAGCGAAAACGCCAAAACCGGCGGGTTGGTGACTCAGGCCAGCAACGAGATACCAGTGCCGATAGTGTATGGCGAAATGCGCTGCGGAGGTAACCTGATTTACCATCGCCTGAGCACGAATAAGAAAACCTTATATGCCTTTGTAGCCTATTCCGAGGGCGAGATTGATAGCATCTACGGCGTGCGGGTTAACAATATTCCGCTCGAGGAATTTGATTCTGATGACTGGTCCTATACTGCCTATTTCGGCACACCTACGCAAGGGATTGACGCACGCTGCGAAGAAGGCGTTGAGGTTGTCGGAGGACTGCGCAATACCGCATATCTGGCCCTAACAATCAAAAAATCCGACAGGTTTAATCCAGAGTCAAAGCCGAACATCTCTGCTATCGTGCGCGGCCGTAAAGTGCGCATATGGAACGGCGCAGCATGGGTCAATGCATACTCGACCAATCCCGTCTGGTGTCTTTTGGATTTGCTCACCAATACCCGGTACGGGGCGGGATTCCCGGATGAGCAGCTGGACCTAGAGAGTTTCAAGACTGCGGCAGCCTACTGCGACGAATATGTGGACGGCCAGCGGCGCTTTACACTCAACATCTGCATTGACTGGCAGGAGCCGCTTGTTGACCTGCTCGACCGCCTGCGTATCACGTTCCGCGGCTATTTTGGCTACCGGGAGGGCAAGCTCTCAATTCACATCGAAAAGCCCGGCAGCATAGTGCAGACCTTTACCGATGACGACATTTTGCCAGGCAGTCTGCAGGTGGATGTGCCGCCATCGGATCAGGTCTACGATCGCGTAACGGTCCGATATATTGAACCCGGCGAGGACTGGCGACAGATGACTGCCTCCGCAGGGCCAGGACGGGCCGATGGCAAAGCGGCCAATCTGCAGGAGCTCGAATTGCGGGGCGTAACAAGTTTCAGTCAGGCTAATCGTCTGGCTTATTTTTATTGGGCTTATGCCTATCACTGTCGGTTGACTGGGCACTTCAAGACGACTATCCGGGCACTGGGCCGCACTCCGGGCGACGTAATTGCGCTAACCTCCGAAGTTATGGGGTGGGAAGAAAAGCCGGTACGTATTACCGCCCTAAGAGAGGCTGAGGACCACACTATAGAGGTTTATTGGCGAGAGTATAACGCCACAGTCTACAGCGATTCTCCGGGTGGGGTTAAGCCAACGCCGAGCTATACCACCCTGCCGAACAGTGCAGCGCCGCCGGCGGATGTGACTGACCTTTCGGTTGTGGAAAACGGGTGGATAAATCGGGACGGCGTGTTTATCTCACAGCTGGAAGTGTCGTTCATTAGGCCGGATGACTATTTCTACGAGCACGCATTGATCCAGCTCAGCACCGACGACGGGCCGTTTTTGGACAAAGGCATTTCGGTAGAAGATACGTTTGTTATCTCCGGGATCCAAGTAGGAAAAACCTACCGCGTGCGCGTCAAGTCGGTCTCACGCAGTGGCCTGCGCAGTGCCGGGGCGACCTCGCCGCTCATTACCGTAATGGGCAAAGACTACGCACCGTCGAACGTCACTCAAATCTGGGCGTCTCAGGACGTAATCGACCAGGCCAAGGTTAACCTGGAGTGGGCGGCTATCACCGATCCGGACCTCAATCACTACGAGATACGCCAAGGGGCTAACTGGGACACTGCCACAGTAGTCGCTGAGCCAAAAGACAACCGCTGCAGCATTGTGGTGACTGCCAGCGACACCTATCATTTTTGGGTTAAGGCGGTTGATAATAGTGGCAACAAATCCGTATTGGGGGCAGCCGCGACTATTACCATCCGCATCGAGCCGGGGGATGTCGACAACCTGGTGGCCATACAGGATCCCACCGATCGCAGCCGGGTGATCCTGACATGGGATGCACCCAGCGCGCCGGTCGACCACTACGAAATTAGGCGGGGCACTTACTGGCCGGACGGAGTACTGGTCGGCATAGCTAAAGATGCCACCTACACCGAGCAGGTGCTGGCCAGTGGCAGGCAGGCCTACATGGTCAAGGCGCGTAATTTGTCAGGTTATTACAGCATTAACGCCAAGTCGGCCTCATTAGATGTGCAGGTCGAACCGGGAGATGTACCGAGCCTGCTGGCAGTGCAAAACGGCGATCAGGTATATCTGCAGTGGCCTGCGGTCGAGGAGCCGGATGTCGTCGGCTATGTAATCCGGGAGGGCAGTACTTATGAGGCGGGCATGCTTATCGCTACCGGCGTGACGGACCTCAAGTACTCGGTGCCAGTTACAACTGAGACCCTGCGAGCCTATCACGTCAAGGCCATCAACCGCAGCGGGCATCTCAGCCTGCAGGCCGCCTCCGCGCAGGTGCGTATCGAGAATCTGCCGCCGCATAATGTGGCGTTTGAATTCGATGAGCTTTTGCAACATAGTGGTACGTTCGACAAGACTCAGTACACGATGTCAGAATATCAGGCTATCAGCCAAGGGTGGCGCTGTAACGATCCGGTCTATGGCGAGCTGCGGGCGAATGAGCTGGGCGGGTCCGATGTCATCAAACTGGCCGAAGAGACACCGGGGCAATTTTATACTTCCGGGGCGTATATCGGTCCGGTGCACGACCTAGGCGCGCTGACTACGGCCTTTGTCGCAGTCGAGTGGCGTAACACAGCGCTCCTGAGTTCGGCGACTGCCTGCGTGCTGCAGGTGCGCACTAGCAACGATAATGTGACGTGGACAGAATGGTCGGACTTCGTGCCCGCAGAGCGGACATTCCGTTACATCCAATTCCGGGTGCTTTTTGCCACCACAAACCCGAATGAGAGCGCCGAGATCGTCGAATGGGTTGATAGCATCGATGTGCCAGATGTCACCGATCAGGCGCATGGAGTGACAGTGCCAGCTGGTGGGCTGGCCGTGACATTTGGTCGCCGGTTCTACGCGATTCCGACTGTCACCGCAACATGCCATTATGCCGGTGCGCCGAAATTCGCCTGCATAGAAGGGGCGTCAACCGCCGGATTCACCGTGCGGGTCTTCGATTTGGCCGGAAACGACGTCGGCGGTACCATAGATTGGATTGCTAAGGGCTACTAATACTAATTAGAAGGATTCTGAAAGGAGAGGATAGAATTGGCAAATTACAATCCGAATTATCCCGCGGACAACGCGTTCATTAAGGACCTGCCGGCGGCCATCCGCGAAGTGGGCAGGCAGCTCAAAGAAGACCAGATTGTGGACGCAGGATCGGTGCTAGGTAAGGTTCCGGTCGATTTTGCCGATAAAGATGGTTGCAGCGAGCTGGTATTTTCGATCGGCAAGGGCAACGATAATGCCGAGGCTTTGCAGGTCGTGCTGGCCATGGTGGCAGGCGGCGGTATCATAGGCCGCGTGGTACGCGACACGGACGGCAAGTTCAAATTCTACGCCAATGGTGAGAGCCTGGCTGACCTTGTGGCCGCCAGTGTCAATGGCAAAATGATTGCTCATGATACCCATGAGCAGGGCACTGACAACGGTACCACCCAGCAGGATTTCACACTCGACAAAGCCAACTCTGCGGGGGCCGAGCGGACCATCCGGCTGCTCTTTGAGCGCGGTTCCTCCGCAGCGGGGGATGCCGCCCTAGTGTGGGATGCTACGGCTGGCGGGTTTAAGTTGTTCGCACTGACCGGCGGCGTGCCCGTTCTCGCAAACATCGACGTTCTGACAATTAACGGGCATACAATAGAACATAACAGCCATGCGCAGAATACCGACACTGGGACTGACAGCCAGACCTTTACCTTGGGCAGAGGCTCAGATCCAACTGCGACTAATATGGGCTTGCAGCTGGGTGGGGTCAATGGGCCTTACCTGCGTTGGGTGCCTGCTTCTGGCGAGTGGCAGCTTTACAGCGCGTGGAATGGCGGCGAGAACCCAGACTTCGGAGCGCTTAACTGCGGAGGACTGTATGTAAGAGGTAGGTCCGTGCGCGTACCGGTTATTATCGACGATACGCTTGTCACCACAACCAGTACCAACTACCAAAAAGTCAAGAGTTTCAGGCTGTATCGCGGTCTTGTGAACGGCATAGCTCCAAGATTTCTGCGGATTATTGCCGGCATAGGCGGCGTAAACGCCACCGGTGAAACGCAATGCCAGTTCCGATACGGAGGCGTGGAGACATCGAGGACAATGGGCGCTCAAAACCCCGAAGTAATGTACAATGCGACGCTAGATATATCAGGCCTGGATACTGGTATGCATGAGTTCGAAGTGCGGCTGCGCACTTCAACGTCATCGCGCACGGCACGCCAGACTTACCTGGAAGTGTCGGCGGAGTATTAATAAAAAGGGAGGAAAGGAAAATGAGACTACCTGGGAGACTGATGCTCATAGGGCTAATTATGGCCCTGATGCTGGGGGCAATGCTCGGGTGCGGCCCACGCACATATACTATCAAGATGGCCGTTGAGCATACCTCAGTCGGCGCGGCGAAAGCACAAGCAATCGAGATTATCGAGTCCGCTTATTTTATCGACTATCAACGGCTACATGCGATGGTCTATGACGATCAAGGGCGCGAAGTAACTACCGGCAAGGTGTCGTTTGCCACCTCAACCCCGGAGACCGTGAAAATCGAGCCCTATTACGACTCAGACCGAATCGTATACCTCCGAATTGATAATGATGCGGTCAAGAAAACAACTATTACAGTTACATATATTCCTGATGAAGGTGAATCGATCATAGAATCAGTTGATTTCATGGTCGCCAAAACACTTTTTGATATACCACCGGGATCCGGCGTTGATTTTGAATCCGGAGAAATCGTTTCTGGCGGTGGCGATATGATTCTGACTGATGCCAGTGTTACCGCCATGGGCGAAGATATTAGCATCATAAGGACTGTATGGACCTTTCCCTATGGCTACAAGACTGTGCCGTATACCCTTGGCGATGACATCGGGATTATGTTCGCGGATTACGAGATTTGGCCTCAAGAGGGAGATTGTACTCCTGGCACCTATACAATGGAGGACACTGCAGAGGAATCACTGGTGACGATGTTTGTCATCAAAACTTCGCAAGGCAATTACATTAAGTTGCTGATTACTGGTGGCGCGACGTATTATGACGGCAGCGAATGGACTGTGATCGGTCGGGACGTCTTTTACCAGTCAATCGACCCTCCGACGGAGTAAATTCAAAGGCTCTACGCCTCCCAATCGGGGGGCTTATTTATTTGGCAAAGGGAGGGAGCGCCGTGCCATATGATAAGCGATGGCAACCGTCAACCAATATCATCGAAGTCGACCCAGTGCTGGCCACTAAGAACCCGCCGGTATATGTCACATGCTACGCGACCTGTATGTGTCAGTGCCAGGGATGTGTGACATCGGCGTGTCAGGATTGCACCGATTCGTGTATAATCGCGTGCACCGAATATTGCACGATCTCGTGTATAGAATCTTGCACTGCCTCGTGTACAGAGGGCTGCATTATGACATGCGTTGGCGGAGCGAGCACTAGCGGCTGCGGTGAGTACTGCACGGACTTTGGGCCGCTATAATCGGAGGAGGATAACAATGGAGCTAGAACTTTACAGCGCACACATCAACACCACGATGCAATGCAATCTGCGCTGCCGATACTGCTTCGTGAATCACAATCCCAGCCGGATGTCTCCGGAGACTGCGTGCAAAGCAGTAGACTGGCTGGTAGCGCATAAGACTCCAGGGAGAGCCCTGCGGGTCGATTTTTTTGGCGGGGAGCCTACCCTGGAGTGGGAGACCATCCGGGCAGCGGTAGAGCACGGCGAGCAGCATAACCCAGGGCAGATCCATTTTTCTATTGTCACTAACTGCACACTGCTGACCCCGGAGCGCATCGCCTATATTGCCGAGCATAAAATGGGCATCTTGGCCAGCTATGACGGGCCGCGGGCACAAAATGATACCCGCAGGACGGGGCTGGCAGGCTCAAAAAGGCAGGTCGAGCGCACAATCAAGGCGTTGGCCGCTGCCGGGGTACACGTCAACGGCGCGATGACACTGGTGCCGGGTTATACGCAGCATCTGTTTGAAAATTACACGGCCTTTGCCGCCCTGGGCGTACGCTCCATTGGCATCAACCCGGTGGTCAGCGGCTACCACAGAGGCTATGACGAGGACGACTGGCGCAACATTGATGAGCAATATGACCTGCTGGTCGACTGGCTAATCGAGGACCGGCGGCGCAATAACTGGCTACCTACTACGGCCTGCTCGCTCCTGGAACGTAATTTGCCTCAAATCAAGCGCTTGGCCATGCGGCAACCCGTCAACCGAGCCGATTATGCCTGCGGGGCGTGCAAACACTCGCTGGGCATCTGGCCAGACGGCACCATCATGCCATGCCATGAGATGGCTCCGGCGGTCTATCCGCATTGGAGGCTGGGCAGTGTTTTGGACGAGAGCTTTGACATGGAGCGGCGCAACAGCTACCTCAAAGAGAAGTACCTAGACTGCGCTCAATGTGGCGTCGGTAACTGTGGCCATTGCCGGGTCAGGGCGTTCGAGGTCACGGGCGATGAGGAGGGCGATATACCGGAAAGGTGCCGATACCAGAGACTGCTTTACGAAAAAGCCATCAGGCTCTGGAATGGGCTGGTACAGGCGGGGGCAGATCTGACGAAAGTGGGCTAGTGAAAAAGTTTGGAAGTCGGGCTATGGACCCGGTTTTATTATGCCTATGGGGGTGGGACACATGGGAGAACAGCATCAGTGTATACAGGAACAGAGGATTAGAGCGCTCGAAAATGCGCAAACGGAGAACGGGGTTTATCTGAAAGTTATTCGGGAAGATGTGGCGGAAATCAAGCAAACGCTTAAGAATTACCCGCCTCCAGAGGACAAGAAGGCGCAGCATCAGCAATGGCAGCCGATTGTGCTTGAGCTGATCAGGCTCATCACAGTGGCGTTGCTCATACTGGGGAGCGTGGCCGGGGTAACAAAGCTGTTGCAGTAGAGGGGTGGGAGAGGATGAGGTTTTCAAAGTACATCGTGACCCTAGTGATCATCCTTAATTCGCTTTTTGCGGCGGCGGTGCTGATGGTGTTTTCAAAAACCGCCTCCGAACCGACGGCGCTGATCGCGGCATGGTTTGGTTGGACAACCGGCGAGTTGTGGATACTGTCGAAAATCAAGCGCGCCAAGCTGAAAGGCGGTGATGATGGTGCTTCCGAAGAAAGCCCCGATGATAGTAATTGACGCTGGGCACGGGGGAAGCGATCCTGGAGCGGTCGGTTGGACGACCCATACGCCACATATCAGCCCGCGGCATGAAGATGACCAGTGCCTGGAGATTGCGAAAGTGGTGGCCACAGAGCTCGATGCCTGTGGCTATTATGTTGCCATGACGCGCACCGAGGACCGGTATATGAGCCTGGATGAGCGGGTGGAATTTGTGAATAAATTGAATCCCAGCGTGCTCATCAGCATCCATCGGGATGCATCCAGGAGCCCCACGGCGCAGGGGATGCATACTGCCTATCATGCGTCTGGGCCGAAAAAGCCGAGTAAACAAGGCAAACGGCTGGCAGAGAGCTTGCAGAAACATGTGAGTAAGCGCACTGGCCTGCGCGACAACGGCGTGCGATCAAGGCCTGCATGGGACAAAGACGGCAAGCAAACTGAGACCAGCCTGATGATCCTGCGTGAAACTAATCCGCCGGCGGCACTTTTGGAGCTGGGATTTATGTCTCACCCGGAGGAAGAACTCCTGGGCGACGATCCGGAGTTTGCGAGTGCGGTGGCCGTGGGCATTGTTGAGGGTCTGAATGAGTATTTTGGCCGAAAGGGGTGCTAAAATGTATGAGACGATCAACACGATTAAGAAGTATGCTCTGTGGTTTATTATCGGTGCTATTATTGGCAGTGTGGCCGTCGCTGTGCTTAGCGAACGACTCCACGCCGGCAGACTTCGAGACGCAGAAGCAGACTATCTTAGCCGAACTGCAGCAGTTGAAGATCGAAGTCAACAACTTGCTGAGCGAGTTAGAGAGCTTGAAGGCCAGCTTGATGCAAGCCAGCGAGACGCAGCGGAACTTAGAGAACAGCTTGAGCGAAGCATTGGAGACGCAGAACAGCTTAGAAGCCAGCTTAGCGCAAGCCGCAGAGACTCAGCGGAACTTAGAAATCAGCTTGCATCTAGCCAGGCAGAAAATAGCCGACTTAGAGAACAGCTTACAGCAGCAACAGATCAACTTGATGGAGCTATCGGCACAGGTGGAGCAATTACGCGGCGAATTGAGCGCATTACGGAGCTCGTTCGAGAGTTACAAAGCGGAAGCGGAAAAGACGATTAAAGTGCTTCGATTCCAGCGGAATGGCCTACTGGTGGTTGTTGCGATATTGGTCGGCGTAATTATTTTGCGCTGAAGGAGGTGATCCTTATCTCCCGACCATGAGGGAATCGTGGCGCATGAAGGGGAGGGATGCCTTATATTATTAGCGAGGCCCCGGCTTAGTCCGGGGTTTTTTTATGTAATAAACGCAGCAAGGAGTGACGTAAATGACGCAGTTTCAACTGTATCAGGGAGACTGTCTTGAGGTAATGCAACTAATTCCTGATAAAAGTATTGATATGATTCTATGCGATCTGCCTTACGGGACAACGGCTTGTAAGTGGGACTCCATCATTCCGTTCGAACAGCTTTGGGCTCAGTATGAGCGCATCATCAAGGATAACGGGGCAATCGTCTTGACGGCCAGTATGCCGTTTACAGCTAGGCTTGCCGTGAGCAAAATCAAATGGCTGAAATACGAGTGGATCTGGGAGAAAGAGAACGGATCAAACTTTGCCAATGCCAAATATCAACCTCTGAAGGTCCATGAAAACATCCTGGTGTTTTGCAAAGGCAAAACAAAATACAATCCCCAGTGGACTTATGGGAAGCCGTATGCTGGCAAAAGTAAACAGGCAAGAAAAAGGCCAATTGAGACTATCAATTCTAACGGCGTGGGGACAAATTCAATGTCCTATGGTTCACCGGACGGCCGGCGCTACCCGAGGTCCATTCTCCGGTTCAACAGAGACCGGGGGTTGCATCCTACTCAGAAGCCGGTGGCGCTGTTTGAGTATATGGTCAGGACTTATACTGACCCTGGGGAGCTTGTACTGGACAACTGCATGGGTAGCGGAACCACCGGGGTGGCGTGTTTGCGATCTGGGAGAAGGTTTGTCGGGATCGAGCTAAATGAAAGGTATTTCGAGGTGGCGGGGGAGAGGATTGCTGCCTATTAGGAAATCGAAATGGAAGAAGCGGGTTATCCCGCCTTTTGCTCACCCCGAAATGACTAACTTAAAGGACTTTGTCTTCAAAAACCGAATTGAAAAATTAATGTAGAAATTAATTCGGGGGTTCTCCTAATGAAACAACTTGTCATTTCTCAGGAAAGACTCTCAACAATTACTGATTCATTAATCATTCAAAGTGACGCTAAAGTCGCTTTGCCAAGGTTGCCTGATGCTTCAATACAGTGTTGCGTAACGTCGCCTCCATATTGGAGCTTAAGAGATTACGATATTGACGGGCAAATTGGGCTCGAACCTACTGTTGACCAGTTCATAAACAGGCTGGTAGAGGTTTTTTCGGAAGTAAAAAGAGTCTTGAAAGACGATGGAACACTTTGGCTAAATATTGGCGATGCTTATACGAGTGGCGATAGGGGTTATCGTGCTCCTGATAAGAAAAACCCAATTCGAGGGATGACGTATAGGCCTAATACACCTGAGGGGCTCAAACCTAAAGACTTAATCGGATTGCCATGGAGACTAGCATTTGCGCTGCAACGGGATGGATGGTATCTTAGATCAGATATTGTCTGGCACAAACCTAATTGTATGCCTGAGAGCGTCAAAGACAGGCCAACGCGTTCTCATGAATATGTATTTTTACTTTCTAAATCAGAGCGTTATTATTATAATTACGAAGCTATTAAGGAAGAAAACGGCCGTAATAGGCGTTCTGTTTGGTCCATTCCAACTCAGGCCTTTAAAGGAGCACATTTTGCGACCTTTCCATACGCGTTGATTGAACCATGCATTTTAGCTGGGAGTAAGCCTGGGGACTTTGTTTTGGACCCGTTTTTTGGAGCAGGGACCGTCGGGGTTACTTGTAATAAATTCAACCGCAGTTATGTGGGAGTTGAGATAAACCCGGAGTATGTCGATATAGCTATTGAACGAATAAGCGAATTTGCGGAATGTCCAATGGTGGCAAAGGTGGTATAGGATATTGGATAATCCCTTCGTCATTCCAAGCCCAGATCTTCAGATTCGGTTTTCTGAGATTCTTCGCACTACAAAGGGGCAGATGCTGCAGGAAGCATTAAAAGATACCGTTCGGCGCATTGATATCAGAGCCCTTGACGAAGAGGCCCATCGTCTTGTTTCAAAAAAGGCGCTTCAAATGCTTGCGGGAAAAGGTTTGAGGGCCGAACTTGTCTTTGCATTGCCAACAGTCTTAAGAACAAATCCATACCTATTGGGATATTATCGACTTTTGCTTGGGTTTTCCCAAAAGGCATTTTATACAAAGAAATTTGGGCTTTCTGGCAGATATCAATCTATGGAAATCAACGGCAGAATTGACCCTATTATAGACACTTACATAGAACAGCTTTGTCTATCACTAAATAAGAGTGCTGAATTGTTATTAGCAAATCTGGCTCCCGATTCCATAACATGCGAGCACCTAGATGACTTAACTTTATTGACTTTTGGACCCCAATTAAGGGGCAGTAACAATGTGACTATTGGAATGGAAGCCATTCAAGAAGTTTTTGATGTAATCCGCGATATAATCGGACATCATGCAAATAGAGTGGAACCCAAGCTAATTTCTTTGACGGACGCTACTGGTCGGGAGATCGAAATTAAGTTTAGTTCTGACCCTGATATAGAATGTGTCACTATAATAAGAGGTAAGCGTGCACCGCTACTTGCCATAGAGGTAAAAGGCGGGACAGATTATTCTAATGCTCATAATAGATTAGGTGAAGCTGAGAAAAGCCATCTGAAGGCTAAGGCTAAAGGCTTTACTGACCTTTGGACCATTGTGAATGTCGAAGGGCTTTCCGACAGTAATAAGAAATCTGAATCACCAACAACGACTGCGTTTTTTGATCTGAGCGACTTGGTGTCAAGAAAAGGGACAGGATTCGAGGATTTTCGGGAGCAATTTCTTCAGCGAATACGTTTGCCTGAATAAGGTTAACTGTCGGCATAATGGAAATTAGCACATTTGAAGCTAATACTATGTGATTGGGTTTGATGCGCCAACCCTCGCCCCATTTGATCCCCGGCCTACTTTGCCGGGGATTTTTATATGTCATCCGGATGCCAACTGTTTATAGGATTAAAAAAAACGGTGGTTTCGGCAGGAGATAATCCTAAAAAGGTGAATCACATGATAAAACGGTATATTCAATGCAACCAGAGCGACATAAGCCGAGAAAAGGGCTGGTGTTGTGCGGATCCAAATCCCCTCTTATCCAGCGGGAATGAACTTGTCCCGTCTTCTTGGGCAGATGTTTGAGATCAGGCGTTCAAGCGAGAAACTAATTGAGCTTGATTTTGATGCACTTATATTTATCCGCCCAGAAGCCGTTGTATCTCTTTCAAACATGATCAGGCTCCTGCAAACAGAAGGAAAAAGAGTAACGCCGATTATTAATGGAAATGATATTAGAAACGACAAGAACCCCGTAAAATACTTGGATGATTGTTTATTCTTTCAAAAGCACTTCGGACAAAAATTGATGCCGGGGGATTCACAGAGGTTAACCAATGGCCTGGAACTTATTAATCCCATCCAGTTTCCACAGGCATATATTATAGAAACTGTAAAATGGCTGCAATACGGTCTTGGATTCAAGAAGAAGCGGTTCACGGAGCTTTCAACTTCCCTAGGCGAAGTGCTCAACAATATTCGCGATCACTCTTGTGCCGAAGTAGCCAGTTGTTTTGCACAGCATTACCCCCAGAAACAAGAAATTCGGTTTGCAATATCGGATTTTGGTCTGGGGATTCCGACTACTATAAGAAAAGTGTTGCCGCAAGCGGTATCCGATTACGAAGCCATCAAGCAAGCTACATTGCCGAAAATTAGTAGTAGAACAACGCCCGGCAATGCCGGAATTGGGCTTTCGAATATCATTTCTTTTATAGAACAAAATGATGGTAGATTGATAATCGATTCAGGAAGCGGCCGGTTTATTGCGGCCAATAATAAACAGCATGCATGTGTTTCAAGCGTCGGAAATTATCCTGGAACTCTTATTATAATGGTATTTCGGACCGATACTATAATGGATGAGGAGGAGGGGTTCGATTGGTCATCAATGTAGCTAAAGACGTGGGGTATTGTTTCACGTATGAACAGGGGCTCCGACTTCAGGAGATTATCAGAACTGCGCTTAAAAAAGAGCCGCGTGTTAGTGTTTCGCTCAAAGATGTCTCCACAGTGACATCATCATTTGTGAACGGCGCATTCATGCCCCTGATTAACGATTATGGCATTGATGGAATGCGTAGACATGTTGTCGTTTGCGATTCGACGCGTGCAATTAACGACGTTATACGAAGATGTATGCAGAAAGAATCTTCATCTGCGACTGAACATTCCGCGGCTAAAGAGCCGTGTTTGGTATCCTGAAAAACATCCATAGAAACCCCGAAATAGAAACCCCCGGTCTAACAGACCGGGGGTTTTTCTTTTTCCTCTATACTCTCCAGATACTCTCCGAAATACCTTTTCTCCGCTACCTTCCTCGCCTTAACAGCATCCTCAATATTCCGGTAATACCCCAGCCAGTATGTCACACCCTTAAAGCTAATCCTGGCCACCCACATCCCGCGCCCCTTATGCCAAGATACCCCTCTGTAGCCTGATTTGTTGCTACTATAAATGGCATCAGATGCAATGTTTTTGATGTTAGTGCCATCACGAAGGTTTCCCTCCCAGATACCAGTAGCCGCTTGCTTGGCCGCGGTCTCCACATGTAAGCATCCGCAACTGCGCCTTTGGCCCTGGAGCAAACTGGCCGCTTTGACCTCGACTGTTTTGCCGCAGTCACACTCGCAGAGCCAGGTAATTCCGCGAGTATGCTTACCGACTGGCTCAATGGCCACCAGCCTGCCGAACCTCTGCCCGGCAATATCGGCCTTGCGTGCTTCTTCCTGGAGGCATCCGCAGCTGCGGCTTAAGCCATGAGTCAAGAAGTATGTGCTGACTAGTGCTTCATTCCCACAGTCGCACTTACAGCGCCATAGATAGCAGTTCCTATGGCGCTGATCAGTACGTTCCAGTGCGACCAGGCGGCCAAAGCGCTGGCTAGTTAGGTCCTTAATGTTTGCCATTTTTCTTTTGCTCCGGGGATTGCAGTAGTCTGATGGCCTCGGCAATCAGATCGCCTTGGGAGATATTCCGCTTGAACGCTTCAGTCCGAATCCACTCGGCGATGTCAGGCGGGAGGTAGTATCCGACTTGTCGGACTTGTTTTTTGCCTGCCATGTTGATTCTCCTTTCGATGCCAAACGAGAAAAGCCCCTCCTTGGGCTGATTTGTTTAGTCCTCCGTAACGTCCTCAGCGTCTGCGTCGACGTATTCATCATCGACGATAGGTTTGTTGCCATAGCCACTCTCCTCCGGCCATGCGGCATCATGGATTGCGATAATTTTGCCTTCGCTGACCACGGGGTAAGCGGTGTCCCAGTTAAGCTGATCTGCGAATTCTCGGCTGTAGAGTTTTCCGATGATCTTTTCGTTGATTTCCTCTTTGGTCATCTTCAACACGCTTATCAT